GCACTGCTTGTGAAAGTAGTACGCCTCGTTTTTTTTCTATATACTTTATGATTGGAAAGTATTTGTTTTTTGATTGGAAAATATTTATTTTCGTTTTTAATGAAAATAAACCCGTATTTGTTTGGACGTTTAAAATATAATGTTTATCTTTGCATCAGAGATTTAAACATAGTATTAACGTGGATGTGACCACAAAAAACAAGCGTAAAATGAAACAAATAGCTTTAAAATTTACCTTCATTTTGAGGGATGAAAATTTGATAGTTTGCTATCAAATAACGGACTCTTATCCTACAATCAAAGCTGCTCCGTAACAGGGAGTTGTGGGTGTAATAAATTGATTCTATAACAATAAAAAGGTATTGAGATATGAAAGTATTATTTATTCTAGGTTCCGTTGTTCTTGTGGCTGCTGTTGCTGTTGTTGGTCTCGGTGCGCTTGGATTGTTAGCCCTGGGGGCTGTGGTATTTGGTGGCACCTGCGTGCGATAAAACGCTATATAGAACGTGTGAAAAATTACCAATTATATAACTAAATTCTGGGCTATCGGACTGACGGGCAATGAGCATGAAAAGATTTAAATTTGAGATTGAGCTTTCAAATGGCTCGAGGATTGACGCGGCTTCGGTTGCTGAAACGGAAGAAGCTGCATTAGACAGAATTTTAAACTCTAACCAAGCACTCGCTTTTATGGAGGGTTCCAAAGTTGTAAGTTCTAAAGTTGTTGGAGTGGAGGAAGTGATTTGCCCGCCTTTCAATCAGTTTATTTTTAAAGAACTTGAGGACGAACCAGGGTTCTTTGAAGTTAGAGATAAGGAAGGTATGTTCGCTATTAAGTGGCACGACGGGGATTATAATTTGACCCGTAAGATTACGCCGTTAAAAGGCAAAACCCTTCCGGCTTATGAAGCCGCAAAATATATGAGAGAGTTTGCAGAATGGATACAGGTTTATTATCCTGAATCTGTGTAATATAGTATGTGAAAATAATCACCGATTTTTCAGGGGAAAGTTCCTGACTTTGCTCCTTGATTAAACTAAAAGCTGTGCTATCGGCATGACGGGCTGTAAGATTATGGTATATTCTAAAACTACTCGTGTTAAACCTTTGTCGCTTTGGCGTCCTAATTGCAAGACAAAGTTTAATACTAATATGCAGGAAAATAGTCCTTTTATTGTTACACGGGATATGTCTAGAACTGATTTAGGGACTAGCGTTATCAGTACCACTTATCCTCGTTTTGTCGCTCGGTTTTATCAGTTCCGTACACAAACGAATAATGAGCGTTTGTCGTTGAAATATGAGCAGGAAAGACAGGATTATATTCTCCAGCGTTTGCAGGCTATAGAGAATGGTTGCGAGGCAGAAAAGCGTGGAATGTCCGTCCGTACTTATGTGGAGGTTATCCTTGGTCGTGTGTACGATGAAGAATTTGATGAGCCACGTCCAGTGGCAAAGATTCCGGGGCTGAATGCTTATCTTGAGTTACGTGGCTGTATGGATGAATTAGACCCAAATAGTCGTGAAGCTGAACCCGAATACGCCTTAAAAGTTTTGGAGGAAATGTCCGCCTGGGCACAAAACATCTGGTCCCGAAAGGATAGAATAAAGGCTGCGTCGATTGTTACAGAGCAGCAGCCTTTGCCTTCATGGGAGGAAGACTTCGACCCCGCACTTTTCCCAGCTATTTATCCAAAGCATGGAATCGGATTTGATTTTGTCGACCCTTCACGTAGACCAGAGTCTTCTTACGTCCGTACTTCAATCGAAGGAACGGGTTATACGCATGAAGATATTGAGAGAATTAAGAGCATGAAAATGGGTAATATGATCCGTGATGAGTTCTAAGAAATAACTATGATGATTCGTGTGAGTTCTGAATAGAACTATTATGATTCGTGGTGGATTCTGAATAGAACTATTATGATTCGTGGTTGAGTTCTGAATATAACTATATGGCTCGTGATGGTTTCTGAATATAACTATATGATTCGTAGTAAAGTTTTAAACTCCCCCACCCTATTTATACGCAGAATTTAGATAGTTCCTTCCCAAAGGATTACCTAATCTTATAGTTTCTCTATTTGCTGTTACACGTTTTATTTTATGCTTCATCTTATAACACGTTGCATCTTATGGTTTCATATTATGTTCCATCTTATATTATGTTTCATCTTATAATACGTATATCCCATAAAACGCAATTATATCATATAGTATATGAGAAAAATCACTGATTTCTTCACTACAATGTTACATTTAGTTCATAGTTTCTATTTTCGTATCTTAGTAGATAGATACTTTAATACAAAAGTACGTTTGTATAATAATAGCTATTTACGTTTATTACAACGTAAGTTAATTATTTTATATCTTACTAGATTTCTAAGAAGTAAAATATCTATCTTCATTAGTTCTTACCTATGTATCTTAAAAGCAAGAAAGATTATTTCTTATATAGATATAAATATATCTAGCTTAAAAGAATTATAAGTATCTTCCAATAAAGAAAGCAATATAATAAAGTACATTCATAGGAAGATTAGAATATAGATATTTAGATTCTTACTAATTTGTCGCACAAGTAAGGAGTGAAACTCCAGAAAAAGTTTTTTAGTTTAAAACATCAGTAACAAAGTTCATTAAAGGAAGCGCAGTATAAACGTAGATAGATACAAAAATACGTTAGTACGAATATACATATCAACGTTAATACGAATTTATCTCGTTAACAACGAAAATAGTTTTGTATTTACTTGTTTAAATTTACAATTTAAGTTACCTTTGTGAACAGAAAAAATTAGAACATGGAAAGATTAAAACAAGTATTTGCCTTTGTAAATAACAAAGGTGGGGTAGGGAAGACTACCACTGTTCAGAGCGTAACCGCTGGTATTCTTCGAGTTGATAAGAAAGCTAAAGTTCTTTGTATTGACCTTGATCCACAAGGTAATCTGTCTTTCCTTCTAGGTTGGGAGGATAAAGTGAAAGAATTTGATTCTTACACAACAATTTCAGATGCTTTGCGTAATGGGGATGAGATGGGTATTCCGGTATTTAAGAAAAGTGATAGATGGTATTATACTCCATCATCATCTTTACTGAGTAGGATAGAACCCGATTTACATCGCCAAATGCAACCGAAACTCGTTCTTTGCCAGTTGTTTGGCAATAATATTAAAGACTATACAGGGAAGGTCTAAAATATATTGCAGAGGAGTTCGATTATGTTCTTATTGATTGTGCCCCAGCTTTGTCAGAATTAACATATAATGCTTTGGGCGCATCTACAGGAGTCGTTATCCCCGTACAACTGGAGGGATTGTCTGTCTCTGGTATAGGTAAGATATTGAAAGCTTGTCAAGATGTGCAAAAGCAGCTAAATAAAGATCTTGAAGTAAAAGGTATTTTATTAGCTATGGCAGATGAGCGTACTAATATGACAAAAGAAATGGTGACGTATCTTCGGGATACTTATGATGACGTTGTTTTTAAAACTAGAATCCGTCGCTGCATAAAGATTGCAGAAGCTCAGATGCAGTTCCGTGATATATTCGAGTACTCGCCATATTGTACGGCTGGTATTGATTACGAATTGTTTACAAAAGAACTTATTAAAGAATAATTGAAGTATAACCTTTTAACTATAAAACAAAATGGGAAAGAATTACGGGAAACGCCTTGTAGAAAAGTCAGCGTTAATAAAGCAAACAGAAGATTATATAGAGAAAGAAGTGTTGAACCCTGAAAGTGTTTCAGCTCCTTCTGCCCCCGTTTATACTCCAACACAGCCAGAGGATGTGAATCGTTTCATAAGTACCCGCCCACAAAATTACGAGCAGTCGTTACGAGGGAAAGTTACCTCTAAGGGTATTGTCATTGATATTCCTATGGAACTTTATCGTAGCTTGCGAGATATTAAAGACGAGTTGCCTGGGGAGTCACTAAAAAGCCTTGCCCTCCGTGCTGTGGCTGAGTTTGTAGCAAGACATGGCAAATAGTTGCTACGTTTTACCAAAACTCTTAATTATAGAATTTGGAACGAATAGTTGCCATGTTTTACAAAAACAGCTGCCATCTTTTACAAAAATAGTTGCCACGTTTTACCAAAACAAAGGTATTAATGTTATTCTATTTATTCTGTTTTATCAGTGGTAAAATGAATATAGTGTATAATATATATAATAAAGGCGTTTGTAACTCGTTGTGTTTTAAAAGATTATGCCGTGTTTTTGGTAAAACGTAGCAACTAAATTCTAGAGTTTTGGTAAAACATGGCAACTAAATTAGTAAAACGTGGCAACTAAATTGGTAAAACATGGCAACTATTTTATAAGGCACTGTCCTAGAACTTATAATAAAAAATGCAACCTGTAACAATGGTAAAGAAACAAGCAAAGAAAACTGATTTGCTGAAAAGCGATAATGTAATGTATGCTGACCTTCGTAATGCACGTTGGTTATATAACCCAGTGGTTTATTCTCAGGTAAGTGGTGATTTTACATTAATGCAACAGCGTATTCTTATAGGTGTTGTCGAGAAACTCCAGCAGCGTATAATAGATAGTGTTTCTGAACAGCATAAGAGTAAGAGCTTTCCTGATATATTTGATTTCTCGGCGTTAAGTCGTGAAAAAACAATAGAACTCATCATGTCTGCTTCAGACCTAGGGGTTACTCCAGACCATTATGATCAGTTGGAAGAAGCTGCAAAGAAGTTTAGTACAATGAGAATGAAGTATCCTGTACTCGACCAGTCTGGACGAGTTGTGAGCTATAAGTTTGCGGCTTTATTCCCTATGGTTGAAGTTCCTCGTGTCGTTGAACGTCGTACAGGTATGTTCCGTATTGTTATGCTTACAGAGTACCTCCGTGACGTTTTCACTATGCAATATGGTTACGTGTTACATCTGTCTCATACGGCACGTATTGCGCAGAAAAAACGTACTCCGAGGTTGTGTATCTATTTGAGTAGGTATCGCGATATAGGACATAAACGTGTTCCTTATAAGCATTTAATAGAGTTTCTTGGGTTAACGGATGAGTATTTTAAAGAAAGTAATAGCGGAGAAAACCCTTATAAGTCTTGGAGTAAGGTTAAACGTTTGGTTCTTGATCCTGTAAGGAAAGAGATGGATGAGCTATCGGAAAAGATGGAGATTGATTTTTCCTTTGATTACAAACCTATCTATCCTTCGGGTAAAACTCGTGGAATACCTTTGGAGGTTGAGTTTATCCTTAAAAAGGGACAACTGGCTAAGATGCGAGATACAACAAACAAACGGGTTCAGTCAGAACGCCAGTTTATTGATAAGTATGTTGATTGGTGTCCAGAACTTTCAGCTTATGCTCTTCGTTCTCTTATGGCGGATATGGATGAGAGCCAGCTAGAAGACTTTCTAAACTTTGCCTATAAAGACATGCGACAAATAATAGAAAGGAAACAGCCTGATGATGTAGCCTCTTATATAATGGGTACGTTTAGAAAATGGAAGCGTGACTATAAATTAAAGCAGCAGCAGGTGCAACTTGATTTGTTTGGAAGGAGTGAAGAGGAAAGTGTACAAGAGGATAAACCAGTATTTATTTCTGGGGCTTTGGCAAAAGAATGGCAGCAGGTATTGAATGAATATAAAGAAGGCGCATTCGCAGAAGCCTTACGAAAAGCAAAGCACATAGGCTCTTATCTGGGTAATATTAATATAGAGTTTGAAACTGAATCCGAGAAGAATGCTTATCTTGCACTTACATCTGATAAGAAATTGGCAAGTGAATATAAACGGTTGATAGGTATAATAAAGAAAGCTATAGGACGTAAAGATAGCGGTGTAACACTTGTTTGCTCGGTTGCTAAGAATTAAGGCTTGTCCTATAAGAAAGAGTGGGGGAGAGTAATTTTGCTGTATAAACCAAAATGAAGTTATATGGCATTTAACTCTTCCCCTTTTTATGATCAAGACTCTCGGTTAAGTCAAAACGGGAGTTACACCCTATGGGCTGTCTTGAAAGCTCTTCTAGTTCTTTTAGTTATTCTTCTTACCTTGATGTTTTCTTCCTGTGGTAGTAGTAAACGTGTGGAACTTCGTGAGCGAGTTTCAGAAAGGGATAGCATTCGTTATTCCTTGTCTCGCTTGGATAGTGTACACATCCAGCATTTACGCAGTGATACGACTTTCTCCCGAGTTCTTTCCCTTGATAGTTTAACGTGTGACGTTGTTACTACTGAGGAGATTTGGAATGTTGAAACAGAAACAACTACAACGGATTCATTAGGTCGTCCTGTTCGACATCTACAGCGACAAACTCATACGTTGAAACATCGTAAGGAACGAAAGCAGCAACATATAAAGCGTGACTCTATTGGGCAGAAACATTCGACGGATAACCTTAGCCTTGATTCTATAAGGAATTTGACCAGTGATTTGACTGGAACAGTTCATAAGACTTCTGATAAGAATTATAAGCAAAAGGAACGGTTAGAGCCTTCAATTAGTTTTGTGGATAGAGTTTGGTTGAAAGTTACCCATCATATAGGATGGATATTCCTTTTAACAACACTGGTTATCTTAGTTGGTATAAACTTAAAGAAAATACGTCCTCATTTCTTCTCTTGCCTAAAATGGTTAAAACGGCTGCTTCCTTAGCCCTTTTGTCTAAAGTTTAATTTGGGCTTAACAACCGAACAATACTAGAGGTAAAAGTGTTGCTCGGTTGTCTTTTTATTTATCTTTCCCTTAGAATGATTCACACCCCATTACCACATGGATCCCCTGTTGTCTTTTTAAATTCATCTATAGACAGCTCGTCTCGTTCACGTTTTATGCGTGTAGTCTCGTTGTTGAGTCGTTCTATCATGTCTAGAAGTCTCGTTCTTTCCGCATCAAAATTGGATTGACATTCCCTTCTTATCTCGTTTTCTCTTTCCCGTGCAGCACGTTCTATCCTCATTATTTCCCGTTCGTAGGAAAGTTTTATCTTTAGAACTTCTAAATCATCAGTAGCGTCCGTCACGGGTAGTTCTGTCGGTGCTTTCTCTACTATTGGATTAGAAAGCGTATCGATGTAGTCTGGCAGCCTTGTGGATTGTTTCCGTACGATAGCCTCTGGAGAAATACGTCCAGCCCCTCTTCCTACCTTTGCCTCGTTTTTCTCACGCCCTCCATTCTCTTCCATAGTGGCTGCTATTCTCTTTGCCTCGGGATCTCTTTCAGCAATTTTTTTTAGGCGGTCTGAATCAAAGAAAAAGCAGGCTAAGGGGATATTGTACGTATTGCATAAACGTAACATAGCATCAATGTGTATAGGGTACTCCCCGCTCGTCCATCTATTCAAACTTGCATAATCTTTAATGCCGAGAGCGTCAAGCACCTCTTTTTTGGAAATTTGATTTTCCCTCATCCATTGGCGGATGAAATTGTAGTTGTAACGATACTCTTTCATTTTTTCATTTTATGTAGATAATGCTCTTAATTAATTTGTATTATGTTCTAGTAGCGTTCGCTTTATTCCTTAACTTTTTAGCAGAATATCAATATAAAATTTACCAAATAGTTAAATAATTAAAACATAATAAGGTTTAGCTTTGATTATTTGATTTTATATTATATATTTGCACTTAAATTTACAAAATGAGTTTTGAATATAATCTATAATGCTGAGAAATTTAGAAAAAATAATAGGAGGAAAAGAACTTTCCTCAAAGGACTTAGAACCTGAAGAGAAACAGCAGCTTTATGCGTTAATGAAACGTTATGGAGCTTCGCCGGCGTTCTCTTACGACCGCTTCTTTAAGGAGGGGTTTCGCATTTGGGAGTTATTAGGTATTGACTGGATTCAAACTCGCTTCTTGCGTGAGGAGGGTTTGACAAATGATGCCGATTCTTTAGCTGTCATGCAACTGCAGAAGAATGTTCCTGTTGGTTGGTTTTGGTCTTTACTTTCCCAGCATGATGGGATGAAAGCAAGATTCAAGCGTAAGATGGCGCAGCTTGGAATGGTTAGCGATGTAACAGTAATCAATCGTTTTTCCACCAGTAACTGGAAGCCATTTGAGCGGATAGGTGTGTGGTCTATCATTGACCAAATAACCGACATTAATCTCCGCCACTCCTTTGAAAAGGCTTATCGTTGTGACGATGCCGCTGACACTGATACCACTCAGAGACAAGCCGTTTAAAGAGGAGACTAAACAAAGCAAACTTTTACCATTTTGAATATTTGTGTCTGTTAGTAGAACCTGATGAGGAAACTTAACGCATTAAATCGGGCTTCGCGCCCCGTAGCAGTTGCGATTGACTATAGAGGATTGAAGGATGATTTACTCACCTTTGCTTTTCGTGGTCTTCCTTTCACTGACGCAGTCAATGCGTTTCGTTTCCTCGTCGGTTCAGGTAACGGGATAGCCAAAGGGTTCCGAGCTTATAAAGATACTGACGTTAAGTGTCGAAACGGAAAAGGTTATCATCGTGTTGCAGTAGAATTGATAGAACCTGACTATCATTTCACGTCTTTGGAGGATATGAAAATACTTCTCGAGGCTGCTTTGCGAAACAGACATTTTATAGTGAAATGGCTAACTTATAAACAATTTCTAAACGTATGAAAGAACTTGATATTACGTTTGATTTAGAGACTTGTTCTCTAGCGTCAAATGCCGCTGTAATGCAGATAGCAGCGGTTGCCTGGGTTCGTACTCATGAGGTTTCTGAAAGCCTTTTTAAGGAGGATGATTCGTATAATACGGGTGTTGATCTTCGTTCTTGTGTTATGGACGGGTTAGACTTTGACCCAAGAACTATTGCTTGGTGGACTTCTCAAAACAAGCAATCAAAAGATGCCGTGTTAAGTTGTGACCCTGTTTCTATTCGTGAGGCGGTCTTTACTTTCCTTATGTGGATTAATGAAAGGAAAGAGGCTTATGGGGCAGAGAAGGTCTATCTTTGGGCAGAAGGTTCTGATTTTGATATTGCCGTCTTGAAAACGCTTTGTAAGCTGTATGGATTTGATATACCTGTGGCGTACACGTCTTTTCGTGACGCACGTACCTTCGTTTTAGAGTCTGGGCAACGATTACTCCAGGGGCATGCTGTTGGGGCGACAGACGGGAATATTCTTCACGAGAGGGAATGTTATGCCGCCGTCACCAAAGGTTTTAAGCTCCCCGACGAGTTGTCCATAGAAAAGCCCCATGATGCCCTTTATGATTGCTATCGCACGGCTTGGAACACGTGGTGCGCCTTACATCAAGTTGAACCTTCTGAAACGTCTTTAAGCGCATGAAATACGGGTTACCTTATAAAGGAAGTAAAAATAAGTTAGCCTTGAGGATTAATCAGCTCCTTCCAAAGGCTGACCATTTGATTGACCTTTTTTGTGGTGGTTGCGCTGTTACTCATGCTGCGTTGATGATGGATAAGTTTCAGCATATTCATATCAATGATGTTGACTGGCGTCCTGTCCAATTATTTACTGACTCCTTGGCTGGTAAGTATGAAAATGAAGACCGATGGATAAGCCGTGAGGATTTCTTCCGCTTAAAGGATGTTGACCCTTATGTTGCTATTGTTTGGAGTTTTGGTAACGATATGCGTACTTATATGTACGGAAGGGAGATAGAAGAGATTAAACGTTCGCTTCATTATGCCATCTATTTTGCCGATTATGCCCCAGCAAAGGCTTTGGGTTATGACTTGAGTTTCCTTAAAGGTATGCATGGCGTTTATAAGCGTTATATAGCAACAAAAAGATTCTTTCAAGAGTTTCACGCTAATCATATCGACGAAATAGGCAATTTTACCCCCCCACAAAATACAAGGGTGGAGCTGGAGTCCCTCGAAAGAACGAAAGGACTTCGAATTTCCCAGGTTGGAGAATTTCGAAAGACATGTATGTCTACCCCCCCCCGAGTCTTCGAACTTCAGTATTGCGAGAGCGGGACAAAACTATCAAGGTGGGGGAATATCTTTCAGACAGAGTCCTCCGTCTCCAAAGTTTCGAAGTCACTCGAAGGCTCAAAAAAAAAGAACAGACCGCCTCACGTATTCCGTTTTGGACTATCAAGCGGTGCCTATTCCTGAAGGCAGCGTAATCTATTGTGATATACCTTATAAAGGCGTTTCGGGATACAACCTGAAGGAAAAGTTTGACCACGAGCGGTTTTACGATTGGTGCGCTAAGCAAACGCAACCTGTCTTTATCAGCTCCTATGATATGCCAGAGGATAAATTTACTTGTATCGCGTGTTTTGAGCATAGTGGTATATTTGCGGTAGGAATTAATTCTAAAGTCGAGGAACGTATCTTTATTCCGAAACATCAGACTTACAAACCTCCTTTCAGAAACTTAGAAATCTTTTAATGTAAAGAACTTTCAAACATAGTAAAATAAGGCGTTTTGAAACATATATATTTTTTGCGCAAAACATATATACTTTTTGCGACAAAACTATATAGTTTTTATCTAAGAAGTATATATTCCGTAATTAAGAGCTATAATATGTAAAGAAGTTTCTTACGTAAACTAACAGACAAATATGATATACTCACCTTTGATAGACGAACTCGCGGCATTGCCTTTGACCATGCTTGTCCGCCCAGCTGAGGAACAGCAGGTGGAAGGGCAAACGGCTTGCTGGTGTCCGTTTTGTAAGGCTAAGCGTGGGGAGGAACAAACGCCAGGTACACCGCATTTTATTATCTACAAACAAAAGCGTGGCGGGCTATATGGCAAACCTGTAGAATTTTGGATGTGTACAAAGACAATGCGCTCTGGTTATGGTGCGATTGAATTGTATGCTGCCATGAATAATCTTGGGTTTTATTCGGATGGAGCTACCAAACGAGGCTCTCTTATTGTAGAGGGAGAGAATTTGCGCAAAGCCTGTAGAGAATTGGCTTTGAAGTGTGGTTACACGCAGGAACATATAGAGGAGCAATTCCCAGAGTTGTTACATAGAGATTTCCGTCGTGAGGCTATTCGCCCGATTCACAAGTTTGCTTTCCAACCAAAAGCCGATTTCACACCACAAGACTTAAATGCGCTCGGTTGTTCTGTATGGTTGGATAAAGACGGCGTAGAGCAGTTTGGTTTTGATACGCAAAGAAAGGATAGCAAGTGGCATTTTAAGCCCTCTCAGTTGCAAGACGATTTCAAGTGCTATGCGCTAACAGAATGCACACTTCCAGCCGTACAGCGTGACGGACGAGAGGTTAGTGAAACCATTTACAGCACTCCCTTCAACCCGATGTTTCTTATCTATACCAACGACGAGTCGGAAGAGTCTGGTTGTATCATCCGTCCAGCAATGGACATTCCTCCCATTGTTTTTAGCAATAGCGAAGAAGATACTTCAGCAAAGGTGAGCAGATGGTTAGGCGGTGACAGGGTTTTCACGAAGGCTGTGGTATATTACACAACGGAATCGACTGGCGTTATCCGTTCTATTAAAGAGTGTGGGGAGGATGAAATTGTTTCCTGTACAAAAATGGTTTGGGAGGAGTGTTTGGATAAGAATGACAATCCAACTGGACGCTATGAGCAGATAGAGGAGATGATACCAGATGCTGAAAAGAAAGCGCAGGCGGTGATATATTTTGAAACGGCACAAAACGCTATTTCTGCTTTCTATCATCTGAAAGCCTTACGGAATACTTATAGTAAGTCGGAAAAACGCTGGTTCCATGTAGCCTTTCCTTTAGGTCGGGTGGCGTTCTCTCCTGTACATTACAATAAGCTCTCTCGCTTTGCAGAGAACATTTACACCCTCTTTGACAGTGATCAGCGGGCTACGTTACGAGCAAGAACCATCGGCAGACGTTACAGGAAGGTACTCCGTGCCTCTTTGCCTGTATCGCTTCTTGACCCTACCTTCCTTCGCTCTTCCCGGGTCTTTGCGCAAAAGGTGCATACGGTACGTGATTTCTTTCTCGCATACGGCATGAGCAAAGAAGAAAGCTATTTGTATGACAATGATATTAATCGCCGTTTTGCTGCAAGTGTAACGGCTGCGCTCTCTTCCTGCCCGATGGAACGTAAGGAGAAACGTTCAACGAAAGGCGTGCTGAAGGAGGTTTATTATGTCGTTGACCCAGCTTCTGTTTGGGAGTTTATGGCAGCTGAAGGCTATTTCCGTGATGTAGACCCTGATAGTACAGACAAAATCGGTCGCTTTGTTCACATTAGTGGTCCTTTTGCTGATGAGCTGGATAGTCCTTCTATGGTAGCCCGAACGAATGAATGTTTGGACGAGTACGCAAAGCAGAATGCAACGGATTCGGAAGAATATCGATTGATGCGCCAGGCAATCAGTAGAGATACACGAGAAGTCAATGAGAAGACTATCTCTTCTTTGCCTTCCATGCAAATAAACTATAAAGGCGGTTACGGCGCAGATGTTGATCACTTCTTCTTTTCTAATGGAGCTTTACGCATTACTCCTAAAGAAATAACGCTTGTTCCTTATTCGATGATTGATTTTAATGTCGATAGAGGTGAGGTAATGTCTTGGGCTTTTTATATGCCCGCCTTGCGCCCCTTTGATGTTTCAGAGAATCCCGTCTATCGTGAACGTAAGAAAGCCATTGACGATAAGCGAGAGCAAAAGGACGATTTAGGTAAACCGCTTTACACGCTTCAGCAGTTATCTTCTGAAATGAATGAGTTAAGCCTTTGGGCACAAAGTCATCGTTGGATGATGGACTGGAAAGGACGTGACGAACAAAACTTGTGGGCACCTTTGCGTGTGCTTCGTGGTTTCGCAAATGAAGAATGGCAGGAGGAGCAACGTTTGTTACATGACGGAAAGCATTTCTCTGTAGAGGAGCAAGCCGACCTAGATGGGCGTATGGCAAACTTGTTATTCTGTTTGGGACGTTTGTTGTGGCGTTATCGTGAAAGTAAATCGAATTGTATCCCTTATTTGGTTGAGAATACTGTTACAAGCAATAATAAAGCTGAGGGTGGTTCTGGTAAGAGTACATTCGTTAAGATGTTTGCGGGCTGTGCAGGATTTATTCTTAACATCAATGGAAAGGATATAGCCCCGAACAAGGACTTCTCATTTGCCTTATCCGAATATAAGCACCATCATCACCGTGTAGTTCACTGGGAGGATGTAGATAACTCCTTCAACTTTAAATCGCTTTATAACTATGCCTCTGGTGCGTTCGTAGTACAGAAGAAGTTTGTTGATAAGCAAACCATAAAGTTGTCCGAGGGTCCAGGTCATGTGATTAGCTCTAACTATCCTTTAGGCGATATGGACGATTCCACAATGCGCCGTGTTTGTATGGGTGGTTTCAGCCATCGTTTCTGCGGTGAGAATATCTTAAAGAACAAGGCAGCACGATATATTTCTGATATTATGCCCGACTTTAACCCAGTATCAGTAGAGCAAATGAGCAGTATCACCCGTTCGCAAATCATTATGATTGACGCACTGGCTGTTCAGTTTGTTATGCGATATGATGAGAAAGTAGACGCTCAGAAAAAGTATATGGAGCAGCGTACACTTACACAATCGCTTGGAGAAGCCTTCCTTCGCTTTGCACGTGTATTCTTTGGACAAGAGTGGGTTTATGGTATTCCTATCGATCTTGACTCTATGCTTGAGGAATACAAACAAGACTATGCGGAGGCATCTAACAACAAGAAGGATAGTTTCTCTCCAAAGGCATTCAAACATCGTGTGAAAGAGTATTGCGAAACGAGTGGTATTACAATGAACCCTCCACAGATGTTTAAGAAAACAAAGAACGGGCAACCAAGTAAAGCCGAGCAGACAAATTACTTCGCACATAAAGCATGGTGCACCCGTCGTTACTTCGAGGGAAGAGAGTGGGAAGGTGATCAAACCATCCATCCTAAACAAGTAAGAGAGTTGGTTAGAACGGAGCATGCCGTTTATTTCTATCGTCAAAAAGATAATCAACCAGCAGATTATGATGAGTTGATGAATAGATATAATGACTTTTGTCTTGCTCCAGACCCAGCACCAATTCTTGATGATAATGGTAACCCCGTTGTTTTAACCGAGGAGGAACAAAGGCGTTGGCGTGAGTTTAAAGATAGAAGACAAGGAAAGTTTGGAGGGCAATCATCAGTGCCAGCAGCACCTGTAACTCCAAGTCCTGATCTATCTGACTGCCCATTCTAAAATAGAATCATTCTTTTAGTATTAACATAAAAACAAAACAAAAATGGCAAGTTTTAATGGAAAAATTGATTTATTAAGTTTCAAAGATGCTAGATTGGTGTCTTTTGAAGACAAGGGTAAGCCCCGTAATTATGTCTGTATTCCTTTGGACTATAATAATGTTGATGTCCAAGAGAACAGTTATACTCACAAACAGCAGGCTCTTCTTAGTGTGAATGTCTGGCCCTATGGGGACGCTTATGCGAACACTGCCCGTGAAAAGGCTAGACAGCGTGGTGATGATCCTAACTCTGTTTCAGTACCTTCCCATAAAATGGAGGTTTCTTTTTCAACTGATTATGTGAAGTGTTGGGCAAAGCGTCTTGCACCTAGTGTTATCGAACAGAACAAAGAACGCCATCCTGAATGGGCTACACAAAATCCCGAAGACGAGAATACAGCTTTGTTTAAGGCTATTCGCTCTCGTATGAATTTCAGAATAGCAAATTTGTATCTGAATCAGTCTCATACCTCCACTACAACAGCATATCAAGCTCCAGTTGCCCAAGGTGTATCAGGTTACACTCAACCGGTATCTGATGCTCCATTTGATTTTCCTGCTGATGATAGTGATCTTCCTTTCTAATAATTCACACTTAAAACATATTGAAATATGAAACTTAATGTTAGCAAATCAGAGCTGAAACGTGTTATGAATGCTATGAGTAAAATCGTAACTAAGCATAACACCCTCCCTATTTTAAGTACATGCCTTCTTATTCGAGAGGGAGATGTCTATACTCTGACAAGTAGTAGTGGTGATCAAGAATTGACAATGAATGTCAACTTTTCAATGGTTGTTCCTAAGGATTTCTTTCCTGTGTGCCTCCCAGTAGCAGAGTTTTCTTCTGCCTTAGCAACGCTTCCTGAGCAACCTTTGACAATCGTTGTGGAGGAAGATTCTTACAATACTATTATAGAGTATCAAGGTGGACAATTCACATTTAAATCTTATTCCCCAGTGGAATTTCCTTTGATGCGTTCTATAGAGAAAGCTACGTGCGCAATCACCCTTCCTATGGATGTATTCCTTCCTTGTGTAAAAGCTGCAGCTATTTGCACGAGTAAAGACGTTTTACGTCCTATCTTTGGTAATATAGCTGTTGACGTAAAACAGGATGGGGTGACCTTTGCGGGGACGGATGGTCATGTATTGTATAAGTTTGATCATCATCATGGTGTTCCTTTTATTAAGGAGGGTACGGAACAACTAATTCCTTTGCCAGCTTCTGTAGCCAACTCTATTGATATAATTTTTGGTAATTCTAATGAGATTAACGTTTCGGCGGATAGTAGTACGATGAAACTTTCTTCAGCTAATGCTACGTTAGCGGTAAGAATGTGCGAGCAAAGATACCCTAACTATAACTCTGTAATTCGCAAAGAAAGCCCTTATCATGTCACAATTCCTGTTCGTGACCTTCTCCAGACTATCAAACGTATATCGGTTATGGCTTCTGAAAGTTCACAGATTATTCGTATACAAAAGGAGGGAGAGCAATTAGTTCTTTCAGCAATAGACCCTGATTTTTTTCGTGCTTCTAAGGAATCTGTCGCTTTCACCGAGGCAAATATTCCTGAGGGTTTTGAAATAGCGTTTAACCACAATAATTTATCGAAGCTCTTAACAACCATATCTACAGACAATGTCCGTCTTGAGTTTGAATCTTCATCGGCAAGTTTTCTTTTAAAAGAAGATGCCCCTAATAGTGCTTTGACAGAGATGTGTATGCCTATTGTTGCTTAAATGTTCAACACAAGTCCTTCCTTATGGAAATAGGGGAGGACTCCTAAAAACCTAGAATTATGACTAATATTATAAGACCTGATTATTCTTATTGTTTTGGCGTAGCTTGCCCTCTCCGCTCAAGAAGTGAACGTTATCTTCCTGACCCTCCAGATGTTCCTTTATGGTGGGTACCTGTCGCCTACAGGAATGATACTGGTCAGTGCTGTAATTTCTCTAAAAAGTAAAATAACACTTATTGGATCTCAAAAGGGATGTTGAACAATAACTAAGACAAACCCAATATGACACAGAAAGAAATCGAAAAAGTGAACTACATTTTGAAGCGGAAGTATAACATATTTCACGCTGATTTGATAACTCGAGCGGTGCAAAACGACAGAATAACCGTAGAACAATTTAAGATTGCTTGCGGTGTAATTGCAATGGCTGAGAGATCGGACGGTGACGAGTTTGTACCAAGAGGATGGGAGGATGTGTAATATGAAAAAGAAAGATTTAGCAGGAGAATATCTTACAAAGGCACAAGAGAACGCCATATACTTTAAAGATGGCAACTTCCCTAACATGCCTTTGTATCAAGAAAACGACATCAAGGCAGCTTTCAACGCAGGGCGTGAGAGCGTGGTTGAGAGTTTGCCTGAATTGAAATGGCGAAGAGTTCACAAAGATGGACCATACCTTGCCGTAACAGTTTTTAATTGGTTTTACAGGATAGAATTTGTTTATAACAAATTTAATTTATTATGTAATGGCTATTTTATCAGTTGTTATATCTCACTTTCAGATGCCAAGCAGTCAGCCAACGAACACTATAAGAAACAAATTAAACAAGCATTAGGGTTATGAAACCATACAGAATTAGACATAAGGCAAGTGGGTTGTATTATCAGCCGAGAAGTAATGGGAACAACCTGTCTAAAACTGGTAAAGTTTATATGAGTGGCAGGGATGTATTAGAAGGGACAGATACATTCGTTTTTATTTCATTTAATAAACGATGTAGACTTTGTAAGGAGTATCTGAAGTACTTTCCTACACTGGAGCCTTTCCACATATACATGGTTGGTCGAGTTCCTAAAACAGAGTTTGAGAAGGAGGAATTATGATTAAGAAACTAATTTGCAGACTATTTGGACACGTACATGTTGATGAAATGTACGCAGCCCCACTCGTTGAAAAAGAACGCAGATACGTAGTCATTAAGGAGTGTAATTGCGCTCGTTGTGGAAAGAATATATCCTTTGAAATGAGCGAACCAATGTCACGTGCGGAGTTGTTACAGGGTGGTTGGTTTATCAAGTCAGAGCCAATATGGATTTCACGTCCGTATGCGAAGTACAAACAAGGTAATTGGAGGATTGCAAAATGATTAAAGTATTATTACCATTGTGTGTTATTTTCTTTATAGTCCTTTACATGGTATTTGCCTTTGTGAATTGGGATATAGCGTGGGTAGCACACGTAGATGTGATTGCGAGATGGTTTTTTATCTTGCTTTTTGTGGTATTCATTCTTATGTTTTCAATGGTTTGTTTTGAAGGCAAAAGATAAATTTTAATTTATGAACGGAATAACAATAAACGATAAGCAGTACATCTTTCTTGAAACAAGCAGGGAAGTAGATTGCGATAAATGCGATTTAGACGAGGATGAATTATGTAATAACAGTATGATATGCGAATCTTTCCACTACTTGTTACATGGTAGTGAGGGATGCGGAGTGTTTAAGGAACTAAAAGAAGAAAAGTAATATGAAGAAATTTATTTTATTATCAGTGTTAGCGTTTGTAGTCAGTTCTTGTGGCTACGATATTCGGAAGAAACCCGAGCCACCTAAGCTAAAACTGACAAAGGAGCAGATACGGAAGCTGGAATACGAGCAACGATTGAAAGACTACAATGTACAGTTCTTATTTGAGTGCAATGGTGTAAAGGTATATCGTTTTCATGATGGTGGAGAGGACGTTTATTTCACAGATGCAAACGGAATGGCTTACTATCAATACACTACAATGACTGGCAAATTTGGTCATCAAACACATAGAGTTCAATCTATTAACACAAGGAAATAAGCGATGAAACGAGGTGACTATATAACCTGCCCTACCTGTAAAGGAAAGGGTAAGGTTTTCGACCATGTAGCAGGAATAATGACATTAGGATTAGCTTACTTATATGGTAAAGACAGATGCCCACAATGTAAAGGTAAAGGTTATATTAGAATAAAATAAATAGAAAAGTAATATGAGTAGAGAAATATTATTCAGAGCAAAAAGCTTTGGCAACTGGCGTTATGGAAGTTATGTACACTTTGACAAAAAGCCTACCCATAATTGCTATAATTGCAATTACAAAGATTTCATTGTAACTAATGAAGAAGACGGTGAGCATTATTATCCTATTACTGATCTTTCCTCTATAGGACAATACTGGTGGCTCAAAGATAAGAACGGAAAGAAAATCTTTAAGGGGGATATACTTTTTCAAGAACAGGAACTTTTAGGGGTAGTCTGTATATCCAAAAGATATGGTGTATCTATCCAGAAAAAAACAACTACTTGGTCTTTAATAAATTTTGTTTTAGATAGTGATTTTGATGCAGGTGTATTGTCTGATATAGAAGTTAGAGGTAACATCTACGACAACCCCGAATTAATGAAGTAAAGCGTATGGAACATACTCACGCAAGCCTCTTTTCGGGTATTGGTGGAGCAGAACTCGCTGCCTCGTGGATGGGCTGGACTAATGTGTTTCATTGTGAAATACAAGAGTTTCAGCGAAAAATTTTAGAGTATTGGTTTCCTAAAAGTATTTCTTATGAAGACATTACAAAAACAGATTTCACCGAATGGAGAGGACACATTGATGTTCTCACAGGAGGATTCCCTTGTCAGCCATTCAGTGTTGCAGGTAAGCGAAAGGGAGCGGAAGATAACCGCTATCTCTGGGGCGAGATGTTACGAGCGATACGGCAAATTCAGCCCACTTGGGTTGTTGGTGAAAACGTTAATGGAATCCTCTCAATGGTACAGCCCTGTAATGCGGTTAAAGTGGGACGCACGGATGATTTATTCGAAGAGAATTACATATATAGAACAGAGCAACAATTCACTATTGATGTCATCTGTGAAGACCTTGAGCATGCAGGATATTCAGTCCAGCCGATTGTTATTCCGGCTTGTGCCATCGGAGCTCCACACAGACGAGATAGGGTGTGGATTGTTGCCCACCGTACAGACGCAAGGGCTGAAAGTTTGCAACAAGGAGGGCAAAACGGAATTTCTAAGTCCTCTATTGCTGCCAATACCAACAGCAATAGACAAAGGGTCAGGACGCATAAACAAATCATTGAGCAAAAATGCGACAGAGCGACCAACATTGGCAAAATGCGCAAAGATGCAGCTTCACCCGACGCCCAATGCATCGGAGGGTACGAAGTGGACTACAAAGTACAATGCAAACAGTCAAATGGGGAAAGGACTGACGGCAATGGCATGTTCAGGACTTCTTTTAACACCAATGGCAAAGGATGGAATGCGCTCAGGTATGACAATGGATGCCCTGAAGAAACATGGCAAGCCGAAAGCCAATTTGGCAGAGCAGATTGCCCACAAAGTTGGTGGCGGAACTTCCCAACTCAATCCCCTGTATGTAACGGAAATGATGGGCTACCCTTTAGAGTGGCTGACCTTACCATTTCTTTCGCAAAATGGCGAAGCAAAAGCATCGAAGCGTTAGGAAACGCATGGGTTCCCCAAGTGGCGTTTGAGATTTTTAAAGCCATAGAAGAAAATTATAAGAACAATAAATCGTATGAAGAAGATAATGTTTGATGATAAGTACTGCCTCACGCAGGCAGTGCTTGACGGGACAAAAACCATGACAAGGCGAGTACTGATAGAGGGTACACCGCTTGGTAATTGGGAGGAAACGACAAAGCATCTACCTTATAAGGTTGGTGATATAGTTGCGATTGCGCAGCCATACAAGGATATTATCGAAAGCCTGCCGATGTACAGCAATGCTATACTTGATAAAGTGGGTCTGCCACGTAAGGAGTTTAAGGCAGGGTGGACTAACAAAATGTTCGTTAGGGCAGACTTAATGCCCCACCACATCAGAATTACGGATGTTAAGGCGGAAAACTTACAAGATATATCAGATGAGGATATAATGCGAGAGGGCATAAGAAAGGAAGTTTATGCTGGTGGCTGTATGTATTGTTATAACAAAACATACATATGTAAAGGAAACAGGTACGTTGAGCCTATATACAACACAACTCCAATGAGAGCCTTTGCATCGCTTATGTATAAAGTGTGTGGCGGAGAAGTATGGATATTTAATCCTCTTGTGGGTGCATATAGTTTTGAATTAGTAGACTAGAGGATGGAAGAATTAAGAATGGAATATGTCATTCCAATAAAACCTGTAGAAATGATAGATTGCAGCTATCTATCCAACAAAAAGAGCAAATCACGTGCAGGGTCACCCCCCCCTACGCAAGTAAGAGGAAGAAGAAACATAAAAAGTAAATATTATGGATAAAAATAAAATGATAGAATGATAGGTACACAGAATGTAGGCGTATCTTCCAAGACAATGTGGGTTGCGTTGATGTGCCCTCAATGTGTAAACGGTAATGACTGTTGGAATTACGATGTTCCACATGACGCAGGTGATTTTTCACGCTGTTACCATCTTAGCAAGTTCGCAGGATTAAGTTTAGATGATTTGCGTAAAGTCGAAAAAGTATTTCCATACTGGAAGCCTATAATTGACGAATGGGATAATCTTGTCTCTGCATACGCAGGTATGTGTTTTGATAGCGTCTTTAGTATTTTACAAGAGAAACATGATGAAGTTATGGTTCTGAAAGGATTCACAAAAACTTCAGATTCTACTTGGGAAAGGAAACAAGACAAATAGAAGATTTATGACAGAAAAAGAATTTAACGAGTTCGTACTCGAACTTGAAAAGCAAGGATACAGAAAGATAACATTGCAGCCTTACGAGAAGGAAGATTTTTATTATTACAAATCTTTTGGAGTGTCGGATTATGACATGGGACGTAATAATTATGTCGTATTATTTCTAGTGTATGATTGGAGACGATGTTCCTCTTCGATAGTGGAGAATTTTGGAGTAGATATTAGGGTCGTTGTAAGTCGTGTTCCAAACGAGCATATAGCACTCTCTATTCCTCTATGTGGACAGACGCTTGAGGATATAGAACAGAAAACACAGTCATTCTTTGAATGGATTGAGAAGAATGTAAAACCAAAAACAAAATAAGATAAAACAATGAAAGTAGATTTTCAATGCGGTGATACAATCACCATTCCTGAAGGTTGCAAGGCAATCGTTAAGGACGGAAGTGTAGTATTTGAGAAAGTACAAGATTTTAAAGACGGGGATGTGCTAACCTGTGTGTTTAATAATAAGGTAGTCTTTATTTTCAAAGAAGACGAATTAAACCAAAAAGAAAACAAAAACGGCTACTATGTATGCCTTACTGCCGACTATGTTATTGATGTATCCACAAAAGATAGCTTGTCTTTCTGTGGGTATAAAGAAGATGCACGTCTTGCCACCGACAAAGAAAAGCAATTCCTCTTCGATAAAATGAAAGAGAAAGGACTAAAGTGGAATGCAGAAGAGAAGCGAGTGGAGAAGATTAGGTGGAGAGCAAAAGAAGGCGAAGAATACTTTATGATAGAAGCGGATGTCAAAGTCAAAGCGTATAGAGATGATAATGATGAGGACGATAACACACTCTACAATGCGCTTAACTACTTTCACACCCAAGATCAAGCCGAAGAAGCTGTAAAGCGTGTGAAAAAAACATTGCGAAAGTACCACGAGGAGATAGGGGAGTAGCACCTTTTGATATTTGGAATATGGAAAAGAAGAAATGTTATATATCTCTACCAATAACTGGTAGAGATATTCAAGAAGTAAAGGATAATATTGATGATCTGAAGGATTTTGTTAGAACCCTTGGTTATGATCCTGTATCCCCTTTCGATAGGGAAGTGGACTTTAAAGCCACGCACGAGCAGCACATGCGGGAGGATTTAAAACTCTTGCTTGATTGTGATTATATCTTTATGGAAGATGGTTGGAGTCATTCTGTGGGATGCCGTGCCGAGCTAAACGTAGCCCTATCTTGTGGAATCGAAATCATCATTCGGAAAGAGCCTGATATTCTTGCAGTGTAAATACCCTCTTACATACCCCGTTTCTGAAACATATATATGTTTTAGATAAAAAATATATATGTCTTACGCAAAACATATATATGTTTCATCCAAGGGGTATTTTAAGCCCATTTCGGTTGGATATAGTTTTGAGGTGAGAAAAACTTGTCCTAACGTAAAAAATGAAAAATCTATCTTTGCTAACGTAATATCTATAATGAGAAGAATATGTACAGACTTGATAACGTAATAGAAAGTTGGGCACAAGTTTATCGCCCCTTGAGCCACACCCCTGAACGTGGAGGCAAACACAAGACGTTCTATAGGATTGATACTATCAATATGCAGAATGAGTTTGTTAGGAATCATAACACAGCTGCCTCCCCTGCAATGGCTTTTTCAACGCTTGTGGATGCGGAAGTTAGTAACAGTAAGGGGATAAGCTATCAGCACACGATTTACTTCATGGCTAAACAAACGGCTCCTTCTTTGGCAAAAACAGCAAAGCAGGATGATGCTCTCTCTGCTGAAATTAAGTTTGAACAGGATGAGATGGTCCAGGACTTGCTTGTTTGGCTTAACGCAGTGAAACGGACAGGGGCTTGCCCTGTAACGGGACGTGTACTTGCGGAGGACGAGAAGTTGGCTGTCAGATACCTTGACCTCGACGCAGCAGAATGGTCAACAATTCCCGTTATTTATTCAGGATGGCAGTTGTGTGGACTCTCTTTGAAGTCTATTGTCCCCCGTGTTGGATGTCTTAACATGGAAAAATACAACAAGAAGTAACGAGAACTTTAATTTAAAAAGTAGGAAGAGAAAAGATACGTTGATACATTCGTAGCTACGTATAAAAATAGCTTAGTACTTTTTCTTCTTCTATCATATCGCTTAATTTACAAACTCTATTCATATAACTTAAACTATAATAGAATGATGAACTATCTTACAATTCCTTTCAAATCGGAAGCCGGAAGGCAATTACAAGCCTTTTTCAGCACAGCTCGTATTGCTGAACGTGCTGCCGAACGTTATGCAGCCTCGATGGGGGCTGTGGCTTTCCATAGCGACCCTAATTCTTTTGCTGGAGGCGTCTCCTATCTTGAGTTTGAGAAAGAACCCGACTTAGCCGTGTGGCGACCAGCACTAAAGATAGAGGAACGGATGTGTTACGAGCCTAATTGTCGTATAGAAACCGATGTTATTCGTGTGGTTGAGAACTTCCGTCCGAGTGATGCAAAGGATACTATCTTCGGGCGAAAGACGCTCAGATGGGATGATGTTCGAAGAGAGAAAACCCTAAAAGAATGGGCGGTAATAGCAGGCGTAAAAGCTGGAGAATATAGAGAAAAGGAGCTTCGGACGATAGTCTATGAGCGATTGAAAGGTTGTCTTTTCTTACGTGTGTTACGCATTAAAGACTTCTCTATTGGTAGCCGACCCCGTTCTAGAAAGTTATCAAGAGCTGTTGTGGCAGAGCGCAAGCGTCTTCAACTACCAGTAGTCTTTGTGGAAGACCTTTACTCAATCCTTCATGTGCAAGACCTTGATCTTGCTGCCCAAGATGATAGTACCCCCGTCTTTTACCATTATAAAGATAAGTGGTTCATCGGTTGTAATCGTCCTTGCTCTCTCCCTTATATGGAGACGATAGATGCCAAAGAGTTTAATGTAACGGCTGCCACTGCCCAGCGTGAGGCGTTCGAACGCCAGCAGGACAAGGAGGATAAAATGCTGGAAGAGTTAAAAGAACAGGCGGAATATGACCGTATTTGCCGCCGTATTCATGGACAAAAACAATCGTAAAACTATGGCTTTCCAAGAACCTTGTTGTATTGCGAATAAGCTGCCTTCCCTTTTACGTAGGAAGTGGTGGTATGCTTTCCAAACGAATGGTGATGTTACAGTAGAGAAGTTTATGTCAGCCTTGTCATCCATGGCGGGGCGTGACAACAACCATCTTTTACTTGTTATAGGTAAAATAGACGTTCCATTGCTACGTGTCATACGCCATTATTTCGATATGGGGTGGCTTCGTTCCTGTAGTATTCTAACTTATTGCGATGATGATAAGTTGATTGAGACAGAATTAATCCCCTATCTTGATAAGATAACTTTTGGGCATCATTCCCGTGTGTTTGGCGGATTAATTATGTTCCAAGGAGAGGAAGGTACGGTCGTTCTTTCGGGGATGTTGGAGAATCTTCCTCAGAACCTTATCCTCCCTTACACGGCTTGTTACAGTGAATGCGACCCCGATATTGCTCGTGACTTTTGCGAACCTTACGAGTCTTTATTACGGATTGTAAACGAAGAAAAGCGAAAGAAAGATGAGCAATCCGATTAGAAACGCCATATTCCCTTTGAATCAGACTATCATTCGGTTTATGGAGCAGACCCTTAACCAACTTGAGGTTAACTTCATTACGCAACGTATCTGGCCTTTCCCTGTTTCTGAAGCGTATAAGATTCGGAACGAAGCTAACCGACAACAAGGTTTACCTCACTCCACTGGAGAGGGTATCAAGAGCTTTCGTGGTAGTCTACTTCATGCTGATTCATCGGGAAATTTCTCTTTGGTGGTTAGCTTTAACGATTATCTTCGTTATGTTGACCTTGGTGTTGGCGCAGGAAGAAAGTCGGGCTCTGTAGTCAGAGATAAGAAGGCTAGGTATAAAAGCCGGTACGTCCGCTTGTGGAACCCCGAGAGCGGTGATACCCATCGTCCAGCCATTATGATGGAGTTGCGCCACCTCCAGAGCCGAATCCAAAGCCATTTGGCTGATTGTTACGGCAAGCAAGGCGCACTTTATATGGTTGAGACTTTCGATAATTTAAACATACAATTATTTGATTATTAGTTATGAATCTATGGAAGAAAATCCGTACTTGGCGGAAAAGAAAACAAGAGTTAGGCTTTTTGTCTCAGTGTTCTGGCGTCTTTGGTACGCTCCAACGATTAGAGCGTAAGGGCTTGTTGCTATGGGATGAGAAAGAAAGAAGGTTATTTATTTGTGAACCTTTAGCCGTCTTGATGATGCGTACTCGTGACTCATGGAAAGCGTTTTTGACTAATATTGCCTTATGGCGAACCTACACGGAAACTCGCCAGCGTTGGGATGATTACATTCGGAATGAGGAGTTGCTGGCTGTTCGTCGTGCTAAACGTCGATATGTTTCCTTAACAAAGGCGGACATGAATCGCATTCGGCGCAGACGGCGAGAGGAGATTGAGCAAAGCGAATTGAATACACCTACCATTGACAAGTTTGAATTCTTTATCCTTGCCGATTCCGTTGAGATACCCTTATCCAAGGTCCCTAAGGATAAGAAAGCCGCCAGAGAGGTTGGCGTTGTTGCTGTTGGCGATTATAATGTCGATACAGGCTTGGTTGATATGGCTCTATGGGAAGATGTTGAGCAGGCTTTAAAATCATTGGAGGAACAAAAGAATGTCTAGAAAAGATTATGAAGAAATGGACGAGAGAGATTCAGAAGCTAAAATCGAGTCTTTCATTATTCCACAGAAGGTATCAGCTTTTGTGAAACAATATTCCCCCGCACCCCATGAGACGATGGCAACGGAAGTATTCACGGATGCCCGTCTTCGGGTGTTCTTTCAGGCTTATCCTATCCTCGGGGTAGGCGACCCTCTGCAATTCTATATCGAATCTTTAGAGGCTAACGGCTTCCGTATGCGTGTGAGTCTTTCAGGCGAGCCCGCCCTCTTCGTGGTACAGAAGTTAATCCAGGATTAACCTTGTCCTATAATGTTTCGTCCGTGATTGTATCTTTGCAATATAATAATAATAATCGTTGAATCTATAAAAGGATAACAGCTTATGACAATTCAGAATGGTGTTAGAGATGTCCTACTCAGTTCAATAATAAGTGGTGTAATCTGCTTCATTGGCGTCTGGGTCAGTATTAACAACCGAGTATCAATCCTTGAAGTTCAGGTACAGAGCGACCACGAAGTCGTTACGCAGTACCAGCAACGGACGGATAATGATATGAAGGAAATCAAAGAGAAGTTGGAGGAAATTAATGTTAAGGTAACCCGTCTGGGGGATACGAAAGCCGCCCGCCCTTTCGTCCCAAAGACCACTGCAGTCAATGAGTAATGAAGAAGTTCTATAAAAACCTCAAACAGCGGTGGTCATCTGAAACCCCAAGGTTCTTTAAGTGGATTGTTCGTATCGGTGCGGTCATTAGCGGTGCGGCTTTAGCCATACAAGCAGCTCTAGCTGCTGGAGGGGCAACTGAACCTGAATGGTGGACAAAGATTTACCCTTACCTTATCGCTCTTCCTGCGGGAATGGCAACGGTAGCAAAGTTAACCCATGATAATAATGTAGATAAAGACAATAGCAAAACAAATGAGAACAATTAATGAGATTATCGTCCATTGCTCGGCAACTCCTGAGGGACGTGATTATTCTGCAAAGGATATTGACCGCTGGCATCGTGCCAGAGGATGGAGTAAAATAGGTTATCACTATGTGATTCGCTTAAATGGTGATATTGAAATCGGGCGTACCTTAGCCGAAATTGGTGCGCATTGCCAGGGCAGAAACGCTCATAGTATAGGTGTGTGTTACATCGGTGGACTTGCTGCTGATGGGAAAACACCAAAGGACACTCGTACAATGGCACAGAAACAAGCTCTATTAAAACTCCTTCGTTCGCTGAAGAAGCAATTTCCTGATGCGCATATTCTTGGGCATAGAGATACCTCACCCGACCTTAACCATAACGGAAAGGTGGATAAGGCTGAATGGGTAAAGGCTTGTCCTTCGTTCGATGCTGAGATAGAATATGAGGATATTTAGCCATTAGTTTTTAGGTTAATAGTAGGTTGGAGCCGTCGGTGCAGTGATGCACTGGCGGCTTTGTTTTTCTCACTTGATGTTTGTCCTCGATGATGTTCCTGTTTAAGTCAAAATGACTTCCTATAGATAGTCTGACCCAGATAGTATACTTTCTATGACCCAGAAAGTATAGGAAGTGGGTCGTAGAAAGTATAGGAAGTGGGTCAGAGAAAGTATACTATCTGGGTCAGACAATCTATAGCACCTTTTTCCTTCTTTTCCCATCCTTTCTATTCGCTTTCTATATCAACTCCCCCGCCGTTGTTGCCTTAAAAGGTTTGTCCTATTGTGGAAAGCGTGTACGCTTAACTTTGTGGTATATAAAACATAATAGGGTAACAATATGGCGAAATCTAATCTAGCTCAGGTTGTCATAACCGCAAATGCTACCACGGCAAAACGGGTTCTTGATGAGTTAAGGTCAAAAGCTGCGCAGGCAAAACAGCAAATGCAGTCTTTGGCTGACGCTGGTCAGCAGAACTCAAAGGCTTTCAAGCAAGCGCAAAAGGAGTTTGAGGCGTATAACGGTGCAGTCGCTCGTAACATCTCAAACACTAAACGTGTGGACGAGGCAATGAGAAATCTTGCCGGAACTACCACGCGAGAGCTCAAGCGTGCCTTAGGAGCTGCAAAGAAAGAAATGGAGAATATGGCTGGGAATAACCCCAAACTCCAACAAATGCGAAAGAATATTGCAGCGATAAAAGCACAGATTGATAAGAATAACGGCTCTTTAAGAACGCATAACTCCTTGTGGAAAAACGCTGCAAAGAATATTACAGCTTACATCGGAGTGTTCGGGGCTTTCAACTTTGTTAGAGGCAAACTTCAGGAGGTTTTCTCTGAAAACTTCAAGTTTTCTGATCAGTTAAACGATATTAGAAAGGTATCTGGTTTAACCATACAACAAGTTGATAAGCTGGCGGAATCATTAGCAAAACTGGACACCCGTACCAGTATTCAGGAGTTATCTGATATAGCTTATCAAGGCTCGAAACTCGGTATGGGTAAGTATGGTGTAAAGGGACTTGAAGACTTTGTGCAGGCAGCTAACCAAGTGAACGTGGCTTTGAAGGAGGATATGGGTCCTGAAGCCTTGACGGCTTTGTCTAAGATGACCGAAACAATGGGTTTGATTCCTAAGTTCGGTGTCGAAAAATCTATGTTGAAGATTGGCTCTGCTTTGTTCAAACTTTCTTCCACAACGACCTCTACATCTACTAATATTGTTGAGTTCGCAAAGCGATTGACGGGTATGGCTCGTATAACAGGTATTACCACGGATCAGTTATTGGCACTTGGTTCTGCTTCTGATTCTTTAGCCCAACCGCCCGAGGTTGCCGCCACAGCTTTTGGTAAACTCTTTGCGGCTATTCAGAAGAATCACAACCTGATAGAAAAGGGTTTTGGTATAGAAAAAGGTACGATTAATAACCTTTTCTCTACTGGTCGTGCCATGGATGCTATTGTTCTCATCCTTGAAAAGATGCGGGAAAAGGGCAATATCAACGCCATGTCTACTATGTTTAAAATCCTTGGTTCTGATGGTCAGCGTTTGATAGGAACGATGGTCACAATGGCTAAGAACGTAGATGTACTGAAAGAGCACCTTAATACAGCTAAGGTCGCCTTCCGTGAAGGTACAGCAGCTAGTATTGAGTATGCTCAACAGCAAGAGAGCGCACAAGGTATTCTCCAGCGTGCAAATAATATGTGGACGAAGACATTTGTTAGTCCGGAGGGGATTGGAATGGTAAAGAAGCTGGCACAGGCATGGTATGATTTCACTTTAGCCTTGACTAGCAACACGGTCGTAACTGGTGCGCTTAGTTCAACGTTCTCTATGTTAGTAGAAATGGCGAAAGTACTACTTTATCTAATGCCAACGCTTATCTCTTACTTCCTCTTTAAAGGTGTCGCAACCGCTGTTCTTAGCGTTGTTGATACGTTCTCTGCTATGAAAACGGCTGTAATGAGTTCGGCTTTGGCGCATCGATTCTTGGCAACAACGGAGACGGCAGAGGCAGCAGCGGCAACGGAAGCAACTGTTGCTACAACAGGCTTAAACACAGCTATGAAGGCAAATATATTTGGAGCTATAGCCGCAATCATAGCAACTGTTGTCGTTTATTTAGTTGAGTTCACAAAGAAAACAGATAGTGCCACTAGCTCTGTTACTGAATTGAGGAATAGTGTTAATGGGGCTGTTACCTCCTTTGTTACCGAGAAACGGAAGCTGGATGATCTCTATGGTGCTCTCACTCGCGCTAATAACGGCACCAGGGCTCGTAAGGAATTGATTAAGCAATTCAATAGCAACTATGGTAGTTATCTTTCCAATATGATAACGGAAAAATCTAAAGCTGAAGACCTCGCTAAGGCTTATAAGCAGGTTGTTTATCAGTTAAGGCAGAAGGCTATCCTGGAGGGCGTTAATGACTATCGGAAGAAACACTATGACAAATATGTTGGGTATGAGGTTGATTTGTTGAAGGATTATGATGATTTTGCTAAAGATCATAAGCTAAAAACTACTGGAAAGATTCTTCGACAACTTGTTGAAGGCGGATTGAATAAAGGACAATCTTTAAAAAACTTGGCTTATTCTCTTGGTAAAAGGATAGGTTTGACAAATAAAGAAGTTGATTATTTGTACCAGTTCAGGTCTGGAGGGTATCGCGGTTTTTATAGTACAGCTAACGGCGTTGCGGGTGTTACCCAGGATTTAACTGAGGACATGAAGAAGCAGTTAGCTAAAGAGTCTCAGTTCGTGAAGATGCTTCAGTATGGTGCCCAACGTTATTCTAATGAGAACCGTGCCAAAGACGTTAATCGTTTTTCGGATGCTGTTGGTGCGGGGATAGATGCTGTTGTTGGGTCTACTGGCTCCCAAGATGATACCCCAGACGATAATGGATCTTTGACGAAAGAAGCCGTTGATAAGGACGCCTTGAAAGCTCAACGGGAAGCTGCAAGAAAGGCGGCGAGAGAGGCAAGGGCGGCAGCAGCTGCACAGAAAGCCGCAGACCAATACGACTTAAAAGACGCAAAGGATGAGGTAGAGGCGATTATTGATAAGGTAAAGAACTTCTATGATAGACAGATTACAGAGATATACAAGGTTGCTACTGATACTCACATGAATGACACCTTGCGTGATCAGTTGGTTCTTGGTGTTAAAACTCGTATGAATAGTGCCTTAGCGGAAGCGAGAAAGAGCATTGCTGATGTTAAGAATACGTGGAGTAGCTTCAAAAAGACTATGAAGAATGACATTATCGAGAAACCTGGTCCTGATGGCTATAGTGAGAGTAATACCTTGTTGAATCAGATTGAGAAGGTTAATGTCGGAGCCTTGAATGGTAGGATTAACAGGCTATCTGCCAAATTAAAGCGTCCTGGCTCTTCCGTCTTTGATGAAGTTTGGCATAACGCTTCTAAGAATACTCTTGAGAATGCTAAGGAGGAAAACAAGATGGATGAACTCCGTCGTAAGAAGATTCTTGAGGATAATTATACTGGAAAGGTTAACGACGAATACTACAATACCTTTGAGCAGTTAGGCTTTTCTCCACTAGAAGATAAACATATTCACGCTGCCTTGCAAAGTGAAGAAGCTGCAATGGATGTAATTTCTTCAAGGGCTAAGTCTGTAAGTACGCTTTTCGATACGGCAAGAGAAAACTATGAAAAGTTGTTAGCGATAGATATAAATACTTCCGAAGGTAGAAAAGATTTGCTTGAGACGCTCTTTGGTACTGAAGATAATCGGTCAGCTATCGTGTTAGACCTTGGCGTTCTTGTGGATAATTTAGAGCAAGCTGCCGCCACTTCTGGAGAGGCTACAGAGGATATAAAACTCTTCTATGATACGCTTATCAAGTATAATGATGATTATTCGGAAGCTCAAAAGAAAGCGTCTACCAGACAGAATAAGATTCTTGATTACCGATGGCTTCTTTCTGATCAGTATAAAGGAACTCAAACAGCCATAGATCAAGACAAAGATTATATGACTCCTGCCTATGATGAAAGCAAGGGACATAGAGCTTTTGTTCCTGAGTTTAGGTATTCTCCAGAAACAAAACTAGCGCAGGATGAATTGAAGAAAGAGCAGGCTTATCTGGATTTCTTAATAGCCCAACGTGCAGCAAAAGAGCTTTTGCAAAAGCAAGAGGAGATTATTGACGAGAAACAACGTATTGTAACAAAGAATATGATTGCGCTTTTGAAAAAGCGTATGGATGCTATTTATGAACTTTGCGAGCCTATCGAGCAGTTCGGGACAGACTTAGGCGAAGCCTTTGTTTCCTCTGATAAGACCATAAAAGAGGCTGTTGGATCAATGATAAACTCCTTCCTGAAGCTCACTGTATCTATGACGCAAAATTGGATAAAGCAGCGTTTGATGCAGCAAATCCATAATAAACTTATGGAGAGGGAGGCTCTTCGTTCAGCAAAAAGACGTGCTAAGATTGAGAGTGAAGCCTCGGATTCTAATTCAAAGAAATCGTCCCCTTGGTTTAATCCTTCTAAATACTGGAAACAGCTCCTTAAGAAGGAAGCTCTTAAATTAAAGGCTGAAAAGAAAGCAGCAAAGAAAACAGAGAAAGAAAGGGCTAAAGAGGAAAAACGGAGGAGTAAGTCCTCAGGCTCTGTCGATGTTGCTAGGGCAAAGGCAAAAAGGGAACGTAAGGTTGAAACTGATATAGCAAATGAGAAAGTTAAAGACCTCAAAAAGGTTAAAGCTAAAACTAAGCGTATAGAACAAGCGGCTGCTAATGATTCCGTTGCTTTGGTGAAAGAAACAGGCGAGGCAAAGAAAGTCCTTACAGCTGGTGTTGAGGGAGAGGTCCTAAGCGCAAAGACGGATATAGCTACGCAGACCACACAGGTGGAGCAATCAACAGCCCAGCAAAGTGTTCAGACAACGGCGGGGGAAACACAAGCGAAGACTTCTATGGGTATAGCCAGTGGTGCTGCTAATATCATAGGGAAACTAGGCTGGTGGGGTATTCCTCTTGTTGCTGTCATTACTGCTTTGCTAAATGGTTTACTTTCAGCTGCTATGGGTAAGGTTTCTTCCTTGTTTGGAAAGGGAGGCTCTAATGATAATAAGACTAACACTAAGTTGGTTTCTGGTATGCTCACTTATGATAGTGGAAACGTTCAGTCTTTCCGTGGTATTGAAGATGGAAAGACTTACCCTGTCGTTGGTAATGACGGCAGAGTTTATGCTGCTTCTGATGCAGGAGAGCTTTCTACTGGGCTTATTCGTGACCCTGTTACTAGTATTATCAATGGTCAACCCGCTCTTATAGCAGAGCGTGGTCCAGAGATGATTATCGGTCGAGAGACTACGGCGGCTATGATGATGGCTCGCCCAGACTTGTTGGCGGATATTGTCAAGTTTGACCGTTCTCGTAGCGGCATGACCTATCGCGCTTATGATAGTGGTAATGTTGCTTCCTTTGAAGGTAATGTTGCTTCCTTGTCAAAGATGGATTTAAACTCTCTTCGTGACACTATTTCTGAGCTATCCCGCACCCTCTCAAATCTTCAGCAGCGGGGTATCCCTGCTCATATAAATAAGTGGGGTAGGGGCGGCATCTCCGATGGTGCTGCAAGCGGAAAAGATTTCATGTCGCGTTATTCTGATGACAAGAAGTGGTTAAAGTAATGTTATTGTCGCTAACTAATTTGAGAATTTAGATTTTTGTTTTTATATGAGCTCCCGTCTATCCGTAAGGTTGGACGGGGCTTTCTTTTTCAGCAACGCTACCTATTCAATGATATCCTAAAGATCACCAAAGATATACTATTTATTATCATTTATTACTGGTAACTATTTGTGTTTATGTACTTTCCGCCATTGATGATACAAAAATCTCCTTTAAAAGGAGATTTTTGGCTATTTTCTTCAACCCTATAAATTATTTCAAAGTTTTTAAAAAGGCTTTTTCTCCCCTAATTTTCCGCACCTTTATACTTGAAAGTAATTATATAAAGCTCCGCTTTTACTTTGATATTCAGATACTTAATGTGAAGAATATAGTAGCAATAAAATGAGGAAATGACTATAAAATATACTATAATCTTATATTTTATTTTTTTTCTTTTGCGTGTAAGTATGTTAGAATTATATATATTTTCTCCTTACTATTAAGTAAGTGTTTGATATATAATGAGTTATACAGAAATTAAAACGTCTTTATTATGTTTTTAATTATCTTTGAGTATCTTTATATAGAAAGAATATCTTTGATGATTTTAAGGAAGACTGTTGTATAAGGAGATTTTAAGGATGAAAGGAGATTTTCTCTTTTGATGATGGTATTTTTTCTTTGGTACAATTTGACTTGAAGAAATAGAGAATAAATATATGACTGATTCTTTTCTTATATATATAATGTGTACAAACCTAAAAATAATTATTTTCGTTAAAAATGAATTTTACATTGAAAATAATCATCAACTTATTTTGTCAATTTAAGTTTTATATTTACCTTTGCCTATGTAAAACGAACTTAAAATTAGACTATAACAAACTTGATGAAAAAGTTTCTATATCTTGACACACTGATTCTCCTATCCGTTTTAGCTGGGATGTGGGTAATCTCACCCTTGTACGGGTCTTGGTCTCTTTTCTTTGGAGGTCTTGTTTCCTTCTTGTTTTTCCTTATAGGTTACCCTGGGGCTTACTGGCTTGATGGGAGATTAGACAAGGAAATGAGGTGGAGAGAAATCTTTACAAAGAACTATAAAACGGAAATAGCTGTACCAGTTTTCTTTGTAATGATGAGTTTCTTGTTCGGAACTATCTTTCATTGGATATGGTTTTTCACTGGAATCTCATTGCTGTGGCTGTTAGGCTTGTGTGTTGAGCGTATAGCAAAGTACTTCTTTTACTAAGGAAAGAGCGTTATGGGATTGTTTGATGTTGAATGTAGTTTGTATGCTTCAGCGAAAGACAGAGATGGCATTGGGACGATAAGTCTACATGAGTTTCTCTTTGGTAATCGTTGGAAAGCACCCGTTGAGCACTTGAGGCAGCTTGTGGATGAGTATGGTCCAATAGAGGCTAAGAGTCATCCTGACTACAAGGCGACTAAGTTGCGCCTTCCAGGAGCTACTTTAAGCGGACTCTTCCGACGTAGAAAAGGCTCGGAGCTAATAGCACATACAGGTTTTATCGCTATTGATATTGACCTTACCGACAATACAAATTTAGGCAACTTTGAGGCAATCCTTCGCACACTTCGTCACAGAACAGAAGTAGCCATGTATATGAAGTCATGTTCTGGTACTGGTTATTTTGCTATGGTTCCTTTGGCTTACCCTGATCATCACAAAGAACAATTCCGAGCCCTTCAGCGTGAATATGCAGCTATGGGGGTCGTGATTGATAATGCGTGTAGCGATATAACTCGTATTCGCTTTGCCTCTTACGACGAACATCCTTATGTGAATGAAGACGTCTTACCCTACCAAGGTTTAGATTTAGGAAAACAGACTTTAGCACCTAAAGCAGCCGTTTATGGTAATAGGATAGAGAGTAATGACGAGCTTATTAATAAGGTGGAACGATTAGTTCGCTTATTAGAACAACACCAGATAGACATAACTAATAGCTATAATGATTGGTTTCGTATTGGCTTTTCGTTGGCAAATCTGCCAGAACCTTTCGGTCGCCAGTACTTCCATCGTGTATCAGCTATCTGCGGAACAAAGTATAATCCGCAGGAATGTGATAGGAAATTTAACGACCTGAGCCGTCCAGAACGGATTGGAATAGGTACATTTTTTACCATTTGCCGTGACTACGGCGTAATTTAATTCTATATTATGATTAAAAATATTACTGTTGCACTTGATTTTGATGATTTAGATTTTGAGGACATCATCAATTATGTTGAGGAAGAAGGTTGCAAAGTTTTTAAGAAGAAAGAGCTTGAGAACATGCTCTTAAAAGATGATAAAGTCCAGAAGTGGGGGCGTATCCTCCGTACCAAAGACGATAGCTTTATCCGTGACTTAATCTATGAATATCTCGGCATGGGACACTTTAATGATTGGTCAGCTGTTTGTGATGAACTCAAAGCAAGGTTAGGAAAATGAAACTGATTGAACCTGATGTTGAACTTTGGAATCCTTTAGAACCATGGCAGGAGAAGGTTGCACGTGCTGCACGTCTTTGCTATGGGAATGATACAGGGAGAAAAACAGCGGATGAAATGTGCACGATGTTGAAGAGACGTGGACACCTTTCGATGTTTCGTCATGGTACACTTTACTTCGTCATTAAAGGTCATCCCATAGCAAAAAACATGTTCTTACGCTTATCGTTCTCACCTTATGTGGGTGTAAGGAATGGGATAGACTGGAAAGATGGTAGTCGGGTTTACTTCGTGAGCATGAATCTTCAGTATGCGTTAGAGCACAGTGAAACCCTAAACGCATTGAAAGGTTATAATGTTTCTTTGGCGGAGTTTATCATTCAAGCAAAGCGACTAGGGATCTTTTCGGCTTTATCTCTCATTCGCTATACCTTGTGTTTGACCACACAGATTAGTACAAGCCGAGAGTTAAACCGTACTTCACCGAACAATATCGCCGAGCAGAGCACACGATATGTTAACTTTGGTAAGCGTGGTGGTATTACTATCTGTAAGCCACATTGGTATGAAGGTGCTGGACGATGGCAACGTTTTGCGGCTAAAACCCTATGGAAAATCGCCGACGTTACCTATCGATGGCTACAAAGGTTAGGGATGAAGCCCGAGGATGCCAGAGGTATACTTCCCCTCGATACGGCTACAAGAGTGGTTTACACTTACTCCGTCCCTGAATGGAAAGCTATACTTGCTTTACGTCTGAAAGGCACTACGGGTAAGCCACATCCTAATGCACGCTTGATAGCCGAAAAGATTTGCAATGAACTCTTAGAGACCATCTGGATTACAACTGGCTGTAAAATCAATTTAGTTTAATATCAAAAGAAGAAAGAATATGACTTTAAATGAATATCAAGAGAAGGCGATGTCCACCTGTATGGATAGCTGTTATAACTTCTCTTACATGATGTTGAACCTCGTAGGTGAGGTAGGGGAGTTATCCTCAAAGGTTGCGAAGATGATCCGCAAAGGAAAGTTTGAGATAGGAGTAAAATCTAACCTTCGTGTTTATATAAAGGCGATGGGAAAGGATGATTTTGAGACTTTCGACAAAGAATTGAAGCTCGAAGCGGGTGACATTGCCTGGCAATTAGCTGGACTTTGTTCTGTTTTAGGTTGGAGTTTAGAAGAAGTTTGTCAAGCGAACTTAGATAAACTCGCATCAAGAAAGGCTCGGGGAGTGATAGACGGAAATGGGGACGAACGATAAGGAACGACTATGGGGCAACGGATGTCACTGAAAGACCAGAACAAACTTCTTTGGCAACAGCTATTAGAACTCTTAATCAAAGAGTATGGGGCTGACGCTACGTTAGAGGAGATTCTTGTTGAAAAGTCTATGACGGAATAATAACCTGAATTTGAAATTCTATAGAATGAAATGTCCTTAAACAGAAGATTTAAAGACTGATCTACTAATTTGGGTTCCCTTCGTTAAGGGTGGTTTGGGCTAACGTTCCTTAATACGGGCACGATATTTTGAGGTTTTTCTTACTCATGTTCGTTTAAGAATAGTAGATGGCAGTAGCGACTGCTACGTTCGCTTAATTTAAATTTAATCATGTTCTTACCCTCACCCTACGTGAGTATCGTGAGGTTTTGAATTGAATATTCTGTAATAGTGAGATATAAAGAAACAGAGTCTTTTACGGCTCTGGAGTTAATGAATAGTCCATAATAACAGCTGTGGTTCGGGAGAATAGCAGCTTTTCTGGAGGACTATTTCACGAATGGTAGCGTGATATGTGTTGTTTCTTACACATAAATCTTATATTGTTATAAGACAACGGGGGGTCGATTCCCTCTCTCCTCCACAAAAAGAATATGTAGGTTTAGACAGTTTGTAACTTGTAAAAGTTGTAGTAGTGACTATAACGACTCTTTTATTTTTCATTCAGAAAACGTTTTGTTACTGATGTATCAATAACTTTCCTCATGGTACGTGAGTATAGTGAGGCTTTTAATAACTAGTCGAGGTAACCGCAGCAGGTAGTGCGGATGGATCGTCCTAAGTATGGGATGAGCGTCGGATGGAAAGGGGTTCGATTCCCCTTCTCGGCACTTTAACTTTTAAAACATAAAGAATATGGAACAGAAGAATTTAGATGAACTCATGGAAGAGTACAAGAAGCACCTTGATGCGTCCGTAGAATTAGCCAAAGAGTTAGGCTTTAGCGTCTTGGCGATTGATACGCTAGGACACATTCGGACGAACAAGACGGAAGCAAAAGAAGCTGCAGGAATCATAGCACTGGTAATGCTCGTTAGTGAGCCTTTCTGCCACGCAGTATCCATTGCTTTTAGGGCAACATTGGTTAGCTTTTGGAACTATATGGGTGGAAAGTCTATACTTTCTGAGGACTTAGATAAGAAAATTCAAAAAGAAGAGAACGATGAAGATAAAGAGAAATAGACCTAAGCTGATAGTGCTACTCTTTACGTGTGTAGCTTTCAATCTCGGTATGTGCTTTGAAATTTTTGTGGAAAATGTGGCAAATGCATTACCTCTTTGGGCGAGTATTGTCGTTTCTGTCTTGGTTTTTATCTTAACACTTCTCTTAGCTTTCATGCTGATTGATGGTGGGGTTAATACCTGTTTGGAGGACGAATGATGGGAAAGGCAAAATGGGTTAGTATAGATTGTCTGACCGAGATAGTATACTTTCTACGACCCAGAAAGTATAGGAAGTGGGTCATAGAAAGTATACTATCTCGGTCAGACAATCTATACATACTCATATCGCCTTGATATAGGTCTTATGGTAGAGAAAAACTTGTCCTATGCTTGTGATAGTGATGTAGTATCTTTGAGGTGTTAACATAATAGTAATACTTAAACAATTCAAGGATATGGCTCAGATTAAGTACACCGTCCGAGAAAACAAGAAAACAGGAACGCATAGCTTTTATGCTATGCCAGTGTTAAACGGGAATCTTTCCTTTGAAGAGCTTTGTCGTGAAGCCTGTCGGAAGACGAGCATTGAGCCTTCTATTATGCGAGCTGCTGTCAGCGAGTTTATGGAGACGGTTCAGCTTAATGTCTTAAAGGGGTTCAGATGTAGTATGGGTGAGAAGTTTATTACGCTTTATCCCAACCTGCATTGCTCAGTAAAAGACAAGGAAGGCAAGCCAGCCAAAGCCTCAATGGTTAATGCCAGCCAAGGCAGAAGCCGTATGGGTTGTACCGTGAGTATCTCTTTCAGCGACCGCTTTGAGCAGGAAGTTAGCTGGACAAAGGTTGACGCCTCGGGTGCTCCTGTAGTGGAAGGCGACATCGCTGAAAGCGAAAAGGACAAGAAGAAAACGGAACATGGCGGTGGTTCTGATGAGAATGTTGGACCAGTAGCTGGTTAAACTAATTCGTGGATTGGTACTTTTTTCTTTCATAATTATATTTTGGTATTATCCATGTTTGGCGGAGTCTGATAACTGGTTTATCAGCTCCGCTGACTAAAAGAAAAAGGAACTATAAGGCACTTCGCCTTGAATTGGCATAATGAGATTTATGATAAATAGGGGTAATCTTTAGGAGTTCCCCTCTTCTTTAAAACAAATAGAATTAGAATTTAACTTAAAAACAAAGACAATGACTAAGAATGAAAATCTTGATGGTAAGCAAAGTGGTATGCCATCAAACAAACTTGAAATGGTAAATCATCCTAAACATTACAACACTCACCCTAGCGGTGTGGAATGCCTCAATATTGTTCGGCATCATAACTTTAATGTTGGTAATGTAATCAAGTATTGCTGGCGTGCTGGGCTAAAGCATGAAGAGGGCAAGGATGATTTAGTAAAGCAAATAGAAGACTTGCGCAAAGCAGAGTTTTATCTTCGTGATGAGATCATTCGATTGGATGCCTTCTTGGGGAATGAATCTGCACAGACTTCTGCTGCCGAGCCTAAGAAAGCGGAGGCGAAAGAGGATGTTCCTTTCTATGAGAAAAAGCCTATGTTACATCGAGGACATAAGGAGGTTTAACGTCATGGGTAATAAGAAAGCGGAAGAGATGGCGCGCAAGAGGGCTAAGGCTATAGTATCACCTGCCCTCTACAACTGGGATTTGGAGGATTTAACTCCTGAGCAAAACGCTGATACTTTGAATATGTTATTCCATTCGCAAGAGTGGATTGAGAAGCTAAAAAGGCGCAAACACATCTATCAATCTATGGATAGAATGAAGGACGCAGGCTTTCATGCGGCTTTGAAACAAATTGAAGCTGCTGATAGATGGTTCGCTGACCGAATGCTCCAGGTATGTGTGTTGCGTTCTGTTCAAGTAACACATCGTGAGAAGAAAGAGATGTTGGAGTACTATAAAGAACTCCCAACGGACAAAGAAACCTTACGAAAACGGGATGAGCTTTCCCGATTGGTGAATAGTACTGTTTTCTTAGCCGATATGCTTGAAGGTTATGTTACGGACATCAATTCCAAAATCCACGATTTGTTTAAAGACAAATCCATGAATTGTGAACAGATGGATGGGGTCACGGCTGCCCTACGTCAGATGCACGATTTCTTTGGAGCTACACGCATGAAGATGCGTGTTGACGAACAAGAACTCTTTGCTGAGTATGCCGAAAGCATAACGAACTATGTTGATAAACGTATGAAAACTTATGCCGAGAAAGCGGCAAAGATTAAGGCAAAGAACGCTAATAATAAAAAGTAAAATGCTATGAGTTGTGTCTATTTGAAAACCCCCTACACAACGGCTGCTTACTATCGCAATCGTGACGAGGATAAGCCCTTGACCTGTTTTGAGCCTGTTCGCTTCTGCCGTTTCTCAGATGAAGCCTTCGTGTTGAACCATGGCATTAGTATTCTTCCTGTAGAAAGGCAAATCAAGATAGGCTGTTATTCGCAGCAATCTTGGCAGAATATGCTTCGTGGAATGTCGCCTTTTGGTGGAGAGGTGATATTGCCTCGTGATAGAGAAGAATGGCTTACTCACCCAGAAATATGTACATTGACAGGGCAACGTTATGACCCTTCTAGAGAAAAAACGGAATATCTTTGCATTGAGCTTCCCAAGGAGGTTGTCATAGGTGATAAGCAACACAGGGTAAACCCCAGTTATTCTTTGGAACAAACCCCAGCCCGTGATCTTCGATATCTCCTACAATGCGAGTTCAGTAGAACGGTTTTAGGATGGTTCCAAGCCGATAGAGACTATTGTCATGCTGTAGGGATTCATCGTCGGCATGTAGAGACAATGGAACGCTTTTTACTTAGATACGGCATCCCTGTTGGTGCTGATAACAAGGAACGTTCAACCCTATTGCGCATGACCAATCGGTGGTTGCGTGAGGCTTATAAACTCGTTGAAGACGAGAGAGAGTATATTCACCCTGATATAAAACGTGTTGATGCGGATGAAGCAAGGAGGCGAAGACAAAAGCTCTTAGACTAAAAGTAATGTTAAAAAGGTTACTATAAAATGTTAAATATTTCACGTTTTGGCGTAGATTTTATGTACATTCTTTTTTAGCTTAAAAATCTTTCTAACACGGATTTAAAAAGAAAAAATGATATGGATAATAATGATAAGTGTCGGGAATCAATTCTTGATGATATTGTGAAGGTAGAGCTATATAAAACGGCTGATTGTACTATCCCTTTGCCTTTTAGTATAGCTTTGTCTTCTATTAATAATGCGACGTTGGGGCAACCTGTTATATCTTTCTCGGTGGGGGATATGGCTGATTGCGAGTTAGCTGATAGCCCAGTACTGAAGGTAACGAGTGATAGGCACCCCAGTGGATTAGTATATACTCATGATCTCCAAATGACCCTTACAGATGGAGAAGATATGGCAAGAAGTGCCTTAAACACGTTGGTTGGCGTTGATTTTATAGCCGTTTATACACTCGCTGATGGGTCAAGACGAATGACCTACTCCTGCCCCAGTGCCTCGTCTTATGACGTAGAGGATACAAGTAGTTCGGCATCCACCTTATTAATTAAGGTAAAGATGTTGTCAATGAGTAATAGAATAAAGATGTTATAAACATTTTCTTAGAGTTTTCTTCACTTATATATTGAAATGGATTTAAGTTTAGTTGAGGTAAAAAAGATTTGTTTTAAAGGTTAATGTTTCACAATTAAAGTCGATTTCTTAGTAGTGCTGCCCGTGAGGGTCGCACTATTTTTTTGCCCAAAAGTAGCCATTCTTAGCCTAAATGCGTCCTTATATGCTCTGAACTTGCCCTTAATTTTGCGTTGAACTTCAAACGAAATTTACTTTCCTTGGTAAGAGGATTGTTTCAGGATAACAACTTAATAACAAAAACTTATGAGCGGATTACGCACTAACGGACTTTTAGAAATTCTTACAACAAAGAAGTGGATGGTATCTCCTGACTTTGTTCACGGAGTTCGTGACGCTATTGAGAATAATCTTAATGGTCACGTTGCTTTGGAGACAAAGGGTAAGCCTTTGGAGGCTTTCTATTCTTTGTCAGGGGATGTTTTTAAGGAGTATGCTATAGACAATGAGGGGAGTGCTTATAAGGATGGTATAGTTCCTAAAGTTCCTTTCGTGAATGTTTTGAATGTTCTTGGTCCGATAACTCGTAATGGCGGGGCTTGTTCTTATGGTAGTGTTGACCTTAGAGACCTAATGATGCAGGCAGCAAGCTCACCGAATTGCTTGGGACACATCTTCTATATAGATACTCCAGGAGGTTCAGCTTGGGCTAAGAATGATTTTCAACAAGCTATCGACTTTGCCCACGAAAGAAAGCAACCCGTACTGGCTTTCATAGATGGTATGTGTGCTTCTGCAGGTATGTATCTAGCTTCTTTCTGCGATGAGAGATATTACATGCACCCTAAGGACAATATAGGTTGTATAGGTGTTATGGCAGCGTTCTATACCCAAAAGGATGGTTCTAAGAATAAATACACCAGCGAAACTTATCACGAAATCTATGAGCCTGAGTCTTTTGATAAGAACAAGTGGGTGCGTGACATCGCTAATGATAATAACGATGATTTGCTGATAAAGGAATTAGCCGACTTGGGTGTTGAGTTTAGAAACGATGTAAAAGCTGCTTGCCCAAAAGCTACAGACGAACATTTACATGGTAAGATGTTCGACGCAAAAGATGTAGAGGGTATTCTTGTTGACGGACAAAACACGCTGGCTGGCTGTATAGAACGTATAAAAATCCTTGCAGAGGAGAAGGGAAACTTGGCATCAGAAAGAGTTGAGAATAGTAATACTAAAAACAAAAATACAATGAATAAAAAGTATCAAACCATTGCAGACGCTTGTGGCGTTAGTGAGTTGGTTGTTACAGAAGAAGGTACTCACTTCGACTTGAGCCTTTGTGACAAACTCGTAGAAACGCTAACACAGGCGCAAACAACACGTGTAGAACTTGACGCAGCTAATGCTCTCGTCGGAAAGATGAAGTTGAATGCAGAAGAGCTTAAACTGGCTACAGAAAAGGCTGTTTCTGAAGCTGTGGCAAAGGCTAACGAAGAGCACAACAAGCAAGTTGAGGAATTGAAGTCAGCTAACGAGACCGCCCTTACAGAACAGAAGAGTACCTCTGATGCAGCTTTAGCTGAAGTACAGAAAGAGCTTGAGAGCGTTAAAGCTCAACTGGCAGAAGCCCAGCAGACTATTGCTGACCGTGACGAACAGATAAAGGCTCTTGTTAGCACTCCTTCTGAAAAGAAAGACGAGGGTGCTGCACCAGCAAACAACGGCTCTGGCACTCATGATGCACAACTTGTTGTAGGCGCACCGAAGTATGATCACTCTAAGAGTCCAGCAGAAAATGCAAAAGCCTTAGAGGAGTACAAGGCAAGACTAAACGCTATTGCTGCTTCAAAGACAGAAAGATGATAGCATAAGAGATTCGATAATAATAAAAAGTATAACAAATAAACCCATTATTCAGTATGGCAAAACCAGAATTTATCGGTAAAAACAATCTGACTCACATTGCTGATCAGTTTGCACCACAAATCGTCATGGGTGCAAGTTATTTCCGTCCAGAGGAAATGACTCGCCTCGGTATCAACGTTATCAGTGGTGTTCAGTTTAAGAAAACTAAGACCATCATGGCTCGTAAGGGTGGTACAACACGCCGTAAGGTTGTTGGTACTCCTGTAGAGAACAAGATTGGCTTCCTGAAAGAGCGCGTACTAGTTGCTAAGTTGACATGGAATAGATTCCGTGACAATCGTGACAACTATGTGGAGACTCCTTATCCAGTAGAAGGCTCGTCTGACTTCTCTTATCCTCTTTCTGAGGCAGCTTTCTTGGCAATCACTGCGACCTATGGAGAGGATCTTTTCTTGAACTTGTTCCATGGCAATCTTCAGAACGACGAGAATGGTCCTAAGGGCGCATTATCTTTGTTGGATGGTTATCACACACTTGTTAGCCACGACATCGAGGATGGTATCATTAGCGAGGCTATGGGTAACCTTATCCCTTGTGACGCTATCAGTGCTCCTGTTGATGACAAAGACATTGCTGCTTGGTTAGCAGTTGAGAAGTGGATTCAGAAGTGGAACCCTTCACTCAAAAGTCAAAAAGAGGTGCTTATCTATTGTGATACCACTCGTGCTTCTTACATTGAGACTGCTTATGCAAATAAGTGGCATGGTAACAAGGGTGTAACTTATGTTGATGGTACCATTAACTTTAAAGTTACAGAGCACCCTAATATTACCTTTGTTCCTTCAGATGTCTATGGTGAGGGTGAGCGTTTGATGGCTACAATCAAGGGCAACCTTGAGTATGGCGTCAATACTACCGATAGCCGAACAAAGATTTCTGTTCGCGAAGGAAGTGATGATGACGCAGAAGACATTATCTTCCAAGTCCAGTCAATTCAAGGTTGTCGCATCTTGAATCCTTTGAGCTCTGCTTTCGCTGTAAGTACAGCAGCTATCACGGACAAGTTGCTTCCTGGAGACTATCAGAAGGCAAACCTTGTTGTTACTTCAAACGATGAGAAGTTAGGTACTGTACAGGTTGATGGCGCAAAGAATGACCCAACAAAGGAGTACGCTCCTAACACTTCTGTCACCTTGAAGGCTGTTAAGACTGGAACAAATAAGTTTGTTCGCTGGAGTAATGGTAAGACAGAGGAGCAGATTACTATTGTCACCGATGGTTACCCAATGGCACTTACGGCAATCTTCTCAAAATAGAGTTCTACATTTAGCGGGGAGGAATCTACTCCTCCCTGCTAATTCTTTTCATTAAACTACAAAATATAAACAGATATGGCAGAAGTAAAATGCCCAACTTTGGGTAATATTCTCGATACAGAGAGTTGCGTTGAGAATCTCGCTGGTATGGGGTCTGTAGTCTATGTTGGCGTAAAGGGTGAATTGAAGAAACCACTTACCGCTGAAGACAACGTTTATTCCACACCAGAGTTTGAGAGTGGTAAGGGACTTTATCGTTTCGATTGTAAGGACGAAAGTCAGAAGATAGAAGGCTCTTCATTGAAGAATAACAAGGGTTTTTCGTTGAAAGGCACATTTGTTATTGACCTTGTGAATGAGCTTGTTTCTAAGTATGGTCGTTCGCTGAATAACCTCAAGATTTTCCTTATCTTCCCAGAAAATGGAAAGTCTCAGATTATGTATGACCCTATCAGGAATATCAAGTTCGAAGATGGTGGTATCAAGACTACGACCGGTGCACAAGCCTCTGACGAGCGCAATACTACTTGTGAGGCTGTTCTAAAGCCAGTATTCTATCCTAACCTTTATGTAAAGGAACCTACCGCAGGTTGGGACTCTCTCCTTGCATCAAAGGCTTCTGGTAGTGCTTCTCCTGCTTCAGGCTTACACTCATAAGACACGCTTTTTAGTCATAATTATGTAATAAAAGTTAGCCTATTTATAAGGTTTTTCCTTATAGATAGGCTTTTTCCTGTCCTACACGTTTTAAAAAGAAGGCGTAACTTTGTTATTAGAAAAACAAGCGTCTATGATAGAAAATAAACTTTTCTCTTCAATGTCAGAAAATGAACAACGGGCATGGTTAAAAGAGTTTCAACTATGGACGGGGCGAACCTTACCTCGTTTAGAGAGTCCTTCTTGCTCTTGGGTAAAGAAAGATAGAGAGGCTATGGAAAGGGGACTTTGGCTTATTTCTTCTTTCTTGTTCTGTCGTTCTTTTGTTTATGATGCCTCCAGCTTTGGAGAATATGACCGTCAAATAAAGCCTATGCGCCGTTATGTAGATAAGGTACAAGAGGAATTGAAGAAGTATATTTCTATCCAGACAATAGACCTTACTGACCCCTCTTTACTCAAACCACATGTTGGTCGCCCAACTAAAGCTGAAGCTGCCGCACGTAAGTTAAAGGAGGAGCAGGAACGAAAAGAAAGAGAAAAGATTCAACCGCAGTTATTTTCTGAGGATAATAGCTTTTTGGAGAGTCCTCGTTTGGAAGTTGTTATTCCTCCTAGAATGCCCAACGCCGGAGCAAGGTTACATCTTGATCAGCTAAAGTGGTTATTATCTCCTGCTTTACAGGACGCAGTAGATAGCATTCGTGATTTGCGCTCTCTTGCTGCAAGTAATGCGGAACAAGCAAAAGCCTTAGCCTTAGCTGGAGGTAGTCCAAAAGATATTAGTCAATATGCTAAGGCAGCAGCACATTATACGGAAGAGTATGGTAAAATCTACGATAAAGTGGATAATGAGTTAGCAAAGGTATATGTACGACTTGGTGATGATACACGCTATCAGAAACAAATGAAGAAACAGCGAGTAGACATCAAAGGGCTTCGTCATCTTCTTCGCTTTTATTACAATAAGATGCCTGATGGATTCCGAGAGCAAGTAAACAGGGAGATAGAATATAACGACCCGAAGCAGGCTAAACAAAGGGCTAAGGAAGAAGATAAGCGTAAAGCAGCTTTAAAGTTGATGAAGTATATTGTGCGCACGGACAAGCCTAACACCCCTGTCAGAATCCGTGGGCTTGAGAAACGTCTTAAAGAGTTAACTAAGTTGATAGGGAAAGAAAAGGCAAAACGATACCAACCCTATCTTGATTATGCTAAGAGCCATCCTGGCGAGATACCAGGGGAAGCTCTTAAAGGGTTTAAAAAGAAAGGATAATATATGAGCAGACCATCTTCTAAATATTTAGAAAAGGTAGAACGCTGGATGTTAGGCGGACTTACCATTGACAGAATGAATATGACTTTGGAACAGAAGTTCCGAGCAAGGATGGCTTACGAGGCTTATCAAGTTTGGCAACAGGATAAGCAAATCCGCCCTGCTGATGTTATGCGCCGTTTAGCAGCAAGGGAATATTCTATTCTTCTTGATACATCTGAGAATGCTATAGACGATAATAAAAGAGAAGTAGCAAGATCATACGTTGAAGCACTCAGAATCAAACCTGGAATACCTCGTACCATTACTGAAATCAGTAATGATGTGGCAGTGTTTAATTGGATTGTTGGTCGTTTTGATACCCCCGTCGATAATATTGAACGAGCAAAGGTTGTTGATGCGTCTGATTGGTTAGTTCGTGAAGGGATGAAACGTGGTGATGCAAGAAGTGTAAAATCGGGTGCAGACTTAAAAATGCGCCTTCATAATGACTTCAAAGAGGAGGAGAATGCTTCCGAACAGATGCCCACAACAGACATTAATATTACTGGTGATGTTTCTGTTATTAAGAGTGATCAAGTCAATTACACTGATGAGGAAAAGAGAAGGTTAGCAAAACGCTTTGGTTTAACTTCTAAAGAATTTACAGACCTTGTTGAATCAGAAGATGGAACTTGGCAATTAGCTGATGAGGGTTCTAAGGAAGAGCCTGATAAAGATTTTTATGAGGAACTTGATCCAAACGCAGCAGAATAATGAATCGTAGAGACGTTTATATGAATAAGAAGCAGCAGCAGATATATTATGCTGGTGCAAAGGATGTAAGAGTATTGGGCGCACGTCGTTTTGGAAAGACAGACGGCGTTATTGGTCCACGTATCTATACCGTTAGTATGTCTATGCCACGTGGTACTAATCTTTGGTTAGGTAATAGCCGAAAGCAACTCTATACTCGTACTGTCCCTGGTACTATAGCTGCTTTGGAACGTTTCTATGGTTTAAAGGAGGGTACACACTTTGGATGGGGGCGACCTCCTAAGTGGGTTCCCTCCCCTATTCTAAAGCCTAAGACTTATGATAATGGTATTTGGTTTGCCAATGGTTCTTACTGGCAATTAATCTCTTTAGCAGTTAGTGGTAGTGCGAACTCTATTACGGCAAACTCAATCGTTGCTGATGAGTGCAAATTCATGTCTAAGTCGAAGATTGATGGAGAGGTTATGCCTGCTTTATCAGGTATAACACATCCTTTGAGTGACCCAGCTTTCTCTGAACAGAACCCTCTTTATAAATCAACTCTTTTTGCTTCTGATGCGTCCTTAACCGCAAAGGGGAATTGGTTGGAGAAAGAAGAGGATAAGTTAGACTTAAAGATTGAAATGGGCAACTTTGCTGGTAAGACTTATCGTGAGATTCAGGATGAGTTAACAAAGTATGCTGACAGGATTATCTATTTCAACGAACTTCTGCGTCGGGCTAAGATGACAAAGCATGAGGTTATTGTTTTGCGGGAGGAAGAGAAAGCTCGCATCCTTGCTTTAGCTGATGCCATCAAAGCTCGTGAGGGGGCTTTCCATATCGTTGCCCCTAATAATGCAAAGAACGTAAGTAAAAACGCTCTGCAACAACTCGTAGCTTATAATGTTATCTCTGCTTCAGATGCTGAATTAGTCTATAATTATGAGTTTATCCTTACCCCCGAAGAGCATTTCGAGTTAGGAATGTTACGCAATTCTAAGAAGTACGCAAAGCATATAAATGACTTACGTTGCAATGCTTTTACCTTTTATCGTGCGTCCACGCTTGATAATATTGATTTGATAGGTCAGAACTACATTGCTAAGATGAAGCGTGATCTCCCCCCGATTGTCTTTTCTATCAGTATTCTCGGTATGAAGCAAACGAAGAGTAATGATGGCTTTTACTCTAATCTTGATATTGATAATGTTCACGGGTATATAGACGAAGACTGTCCTGCGATTGATGATTCTTTCAGATTGAAGACTGCCAGTACCATAAGTGGTGGACAGCAAATTGATACGGACTATGAAACTCCTGATTTTGGTGCCTTACAGGATTTGAAAGATTGTACACGTGATGGAGATGTTGTTGACAGTTTGCCCCTTTACATAGCTTGTGATTATAATGCTAACATCAACTGGATGGTTACAGGGCAGCTTTATCCGCGTGATGGTGTAGAAGCCTTAAATGTAATCTCCTCCATGTATGTGAAGAATGAACGTAAACTTCGAGAGCTATGTCAAGACTGGTGTCGCTATTATGCGCCCCACAGGGCAAAGAACAATAACGTAACTTTCTTCTATGATAGTACGGCAAAATTCCGTGTTTACGCCGTCCAGTCAGAGGACTTTAAGGATATTGTCATATCCGAATTGACACGTTTCGGTTGGGCTGTCAATGCTATTGATATGGGACGCCCGATGGAACACGAACAAAAGTATAAGGATATAAACGAAAGTCTTGCTGGCGCAACTTATCCTGCCATCCGTATTAATCGTGAAAATAACGATGCTCTCATCGTAGCCCTTGAGACAGCCGAGGTTTCTATTGGTTACAAAGGTTTTAGAAAAGATAAGTCGGGTGAGAAACTTTCAGAGGAAGCTGATGATGCCGTTCGATTAGAGTACAGAACAGACGGTACTGATGCTTTCGACTCTTTGTTTCTTGGTTGTAAATACTTCCTTTATCACATGGGGGGAATGTGTTTCCCTGGTGGTTCTCGTTAGTGGTTTCCTAACATTATATATATATTATAGGAAAGGCATAAATACCCTTTAGAAAAAACGTATATAGGTTTTTAAGAAAATGTACCTCCGTTTTTGATAAAACGTACCTCCGTTTTTGCGAAAACGTATATAGGTTTCTTGAGAGACGTATATAGGCTCTTTGGAAAAAGTATATAGTTTTCTTGAGAAAAGTATATACTTTTCTTCGCGAAAGTATATAGTTTTTTTTGAGGGCTATTCTAGCCTTTCCTGAAATCGTATTGTCCTAACCATATTCTGGAGTATTTTTATCTTTGTTGTGTCAATTAAGAATCTATCGTATGCCGAGACAACAACCAAAACTCTCCTTCCAACAGCTAAGGAATTATACTGAGAAATTCTCTTGGGAAGACCAAACAACGGGCTTGCGCACTACGGGCTATAATCCTCCTGCTGATGCAAAGTTGATAGAACGAGTACCTTTCTTCATTCGATTTGTTACTCAAAGTGGAATCTTAGAAGAGGGAAATGTCGTTTGTTTGAAAGTTGATTTGAAGCGGCACCAACGTATGATTCAGTTCGTTAATAGTGGCGAGATTCGTATAGCTTGTGATTATCTTATTATCGAGGTTGATGGCGTTAGATTTTTTACTCACTAAGGATATATATGGGAACTAAGAAAGGTAAAGGAAATGTGAGCCAGGTAGTTGGTACTAATGGACTCAAAAAGAAACAAGCCGAGCTGGAAAGCAAGGGCTATTCTGTTTTATATCCAGGACATTATGTTACTGGAAACGAAAAACGGGAGACTACATGGAATGATTTTATCCATGCACAACTCCAGACGGCTTCATCGGCTTTCGATGGTGATAAAGGAGGAAAGCACCGAGTTGCTACGGCTTTTTCGAGTAGTGGTCAAGAACATAAAGGCGGGGTAGACAACATCGGCACGAAAAATTTAGGTTGGATGGACTGGGGGGCAGGGAATAATATTCCGAATGTGGTTTCCCTTCTTTCTAGTATTCTGTCTTATACTGCTGCCGGTTGGAAGTTTAACAATGACCTTTGTATCGGAAGAGGTCCAGAACCGATGTATCATTATACACAGTATGTTGGTGGAAATATAACTGAAAAAGATATACCTTACCTGTCAGCCGACAAGTTGATTCGTGGGCTCATCATAGACAAACAGCGTGAGTTGCGTAATCTTTCCTCCCCTAACGACCTTTCTTTCTCTGAAAATTCATATTTTAATCCAGACGATGATGAGGACATTAAGAGTACGTTGAAAGAGGAAATATCCGAATTGCAAAAGGATTTAGAACAATGGAAGACAACGTCCGAGGAGTTACGGGAGTTCTTAAACAACAATAACCTCAAGCATGTTTACCTATCTCTTAGTGGCGATATGCAAATGCTTTGGATGTGCTTCCCTGAAATCCTCTTGAATCAGCAAGCGGTTGATGATAATGGAAAGCCTGTTGATTCAAAAACGTGGAAACCTAAGGCGGTAGGACTTTCTTATCGTCCAGCACATTCTTGCCGATTGGAACGAATGGATAAGGATAATCGCATCAACTATGTTTATGTAAGTAATAGTTGGATGGATCAGCCTTCTGTTACGTCAAACGGAACAGACGCTTCGTTCGCAGCTTATCCAGCTTTAAGTCCTACTACCCCAGTAGCCGACCTTCAAAAAGCTGTTAGGAAGGCTCGTCAGTCGAATGTATCGAAAGAGGAACGCCCCACCCGATTCATCTTCCCTTCTTACTATCCAACTGTTGGACGTCCTTATTATCCTGTACCCTCTTGGCATTCTATTTTTAGTGGAGATATTTATGAGTATCTCTCTACAATTATATCCGATCGATACAATCGCAAGAAGAATAGCAATATTATAGGGCGCATTATTTACATTCATAATGCTTTCTTACAACAGCTCTTTATACAAGAGAAAGTCGGATCAAATACTGCAAAACTAGATGAAATACGTGACAAACTTTACAAAGAGATTAATACTTGGTTAGGGAATAGAGATAATAGCGGGCAATCTCTTGTTGCTTTTACTTTCATCGGAAATGATGGTAAAGAGCATAAGTCGTTTGAAATCGTAGAAGTAGAAAGTAGTAGTAAAGATTCAGTAGCTGCTAACGAAAAGGAAACAGCCGAAGTGAGCAGTATCATCTTTATGTCTATGGGACTTGATTCTCAATTACTCGGTTCGTCCCCTTTAAGCCTGTTAGGAAAAGGCGGAGGAACTGATTTGCGAGAACGTTATCTATTGAAACAGATACAGATGTCGCCTACCCAACAAATCCTCTTACAAGCGTTGGAGGTTGTCTCCCGTTTCAACGAATGGGATGATCATTTACGTTGGCAAATAGAACGAGAGGTTATGACAACACTCGATAGGAGTAAGACAGGTATAACTAAACAAGAGGAGGAATAAAGTATGTTAGTAACAACACTTGAGGAATTAAGATTGTATTCTCCCGCTAACGCTCTGGATAATATCCAGACTATTAGTGGCTATTTGGATAGTAGCGAGCATGATTTCTTAGAGGACAAATTAGGAACGCCTCTCTATGAATCTTTGCTAGAATATTATCGTAATCTTGCGAATAGTAATGGTATCAGTACCTTTATTAATGATATTCTGTCAAACAATCCCTTATCCCCTTATCAACAATTACTTTCGTTAGCACAACGATGTATCACTTTCGATGCGCTCGGTCGTTCCATCGATATGCAAGCTATAAGCGTAAATGGGTCGGGGGTTAATGTTTCTACTGCTGATAATTATGGTAAAGCTGATGATAAAACCATCCAAGCCTATAAAGCAACTTGTTATCGTGAGTCTCATGCTGCCGTAAATCGTTTGCTAACGACATTGGAAAGTTGGGTAAAGATTGAGAAGCCAAAAGAGAATGCTAAAGAAAATAGTGATACCGAAAAAGCAAAGATTGCAGAGCTATGGCAGAAAAGCCGTTACTATTATCTTGCTGCTAGCTTGATCATCCCTTCTGCTGAAGTACTTCAAGAATATCTCAATATTTATGATAATAGAGAGAAATTCATCACAATGCTTCCTGACCTGCGCTATATACAAGAGGATATTGTTGCACCTGTTATTGGGGAGGATTTATTGGATAAGCTAATTGATACAGCAACAAAGGGTACACAAGAGAAACTTCTTCTCCGCATTATCCATTATCTTCGTAAAGCTACCGCACGTCATCTAGAGTCTCGCACAATGGCAATAAAGGTTGGCGACCCACGTAAGGAACAAGCACATAACGAAGCTGTTGCCCTTTTGTCTTCCTGTGCAGAATACATCAAGGTTCATCAGCAGGACTTCCTAGAAGATTGGGCGGAGGTACTGAAACTATCTCCCCTTTATATACCTGTTGCTACAGAATCTCCTAATAAAACTACTTTCGAGAATAACCAAGATGGGAACGTCATATTTGTTACACCTTCATTAAACTAGCTTATGTTTGAAACTGCTCCTAGAATCAATCTACATCTTCCTCACTCGTGGAACCATTGTACACTTGTGGAACTCCGTACCATAGCAAGAGTGTTTAGAACGGGTGTTAGCAATTCAACCCGTTATAAGCCATTCTCCATGCACTCGGCAAAGATAGCTTTGTTCTTTGCTTTTGCAGGCTTAGAAGTTTTGTCCCCTATTAATCCACGTGTTCCTGTCGAATCCCAGTATTACGAGGTTCGCTTCCGTTGTTCTAAGTGGAAGCGTTTCTGGCTGAACTTGTTTGATAGATTGACAGCACAAAATGGAGGTAAGTTTAACTTATATCTATGGCAAATATCTTATTGGATTGACCCCCAGAAAGATGTTATAACAGGAAAGGAAAAGGCTGGTATGCTTGATTGGTTGGATAGAGAGAAGTCTATCGGGTTATTAGTTTTCCCTTTCGATTCTATTAAGCGTCGCAAAGGCTTCTGCCTGTTCCGTAAGGAGTTCCACGGACCAGCAACTTTAATGCAAGACTTCTCTTGGTCTCGTTATCGTATAGCGCAAGATTATATGGCTCTTTATGTGGAGCAGAACAATACATTACTCCAAATGACGCAGCATGGAGATAAAGTCTCTCAACGTGATTTGATGAAACAAGCAAAGACGGTAGACCTCACTCGTGCGATGTTCTTAGCTTGTATCTTTAACGGAAAGGTTAGCGTTGTGGAAGAGCAAAGTCAGAAGATTCGCAAAGAATGGGCTTATCAGTCCAATCAGTTTTCTGATAATGCTCCTTATTTTCGTAACTTTGATGAGATTGATTGGCAGCTAATCCTATTCTGGTGGCAGGGGATGATGCACTATTTACAACGTCATTACCCCCGTTGTTTCAAAACGCAAAAGACAGAAGGTAAGATTGCTAATCCCCTTGAATTATATACTAGAACAACCGCTACTATGGAGAAGTATTTAGGACTGGATGAAGATAAGGTGAACCGACAATCATTCCAGATAGTACTTCAACACATGGAGGATATGGCTAGAGAGTGTGAGGAGATGGACAAAATAAAGTAAATAGATATGGCTACAGATTACGATAAGTTTAAACGAATGTCCTTTGATGTTCTTGCTCTTAGTGGTAATTGTGCTGAGAGCCGTGCAGACTTTCAAGCAGCTTCGTCCGTACCGGAAATGGTCCAGGCATGGAAGAAGTATTGGAATGGTTTGCTAACGGAAGTCCCCTACCCTGCCGTTGCTGCTATCTCTAGCGTTTATCACGAATATAAAGAGGAGATGAATAAGGCTGGATTGTATTTAAACGAGGGACGGGATGATGGTATGATACTCGTTTCAAATTGCAAAGAAGAGCTACATTTTGGCGGAAGGGCTAATGTGTATGTCATTGGAATGGCAACTATTCACGCTACTGATCATGCCTCTGTCTATTGCCGTGAACGTTTGTCAAAGATACATCTGTACGATTATGCTACAGCGAATATCATAGCAGGACATTTGGCGTTACACGACCGTTCCTTTGCTGTAGCTTGTTGCCACACCACTTGTTTTGATGCTTCCGAAGTACATCAGATGGGAGGTAAGCTCTTCGATTATGGACATAGGATTATCGAAGCCCACAATGAAGCTCTTATCTATTCCGACAATAAGAAGAATATCTCCTTGTACGAAAAGGCTTCCATCTTACCCCTTAACCCAAATAAAGATAAGTAATGAAAAGTCATGTAGCTATAAAAGCAAAAGGGAAAGAGATAGTCCTTCCAGAGGACTTCTCTATTGATATAGATGATCAGAATCCGCTCTTTAATGAAACGGAAATGTTTTCCTATCCTGTTCCAATCCCTATGGAGGGTAATCGTTTCTTGGTACAGAATATGGACAGCCCTATTAGTGACCTCCGTCCAGTTTCGTTGGAGCATACCCCCATGCAGATTATTGTTGACGGCTTACCCTTCCGTTCGGGTGGCGCAAAGTTAGCAGAGGATGAGGAACTTGACGGCAATCTATCTATGAATGTAGATTCTGCAACGCAGAGCTTCACGGACCTTATAGGTGATTTATCTTGTCGTGACATTCCTGTAAAGGATAAGATTTTGATAGGCGAGAAGATTGGTAATATTAAAGCTACTTGCGACTATAAGTTTCACGCAACTATAACTTATAGAAAGCGCAAGAAGTCTAAACGTTCCCTCTCCTCCCCAAAAAACGATACGGCATCCGCTACCTTCGAACCACAAGCTCTAGGCTTTTCTTATCCAGGTACATGTGAAGTTAAGGCTGGTAGTACTATCCAAGAGGCGGTTGTGAAAACGACACATGACTATCCCGATGATAAGCGTGTGAATATCCCAAAGGTAACTAAATCGTTTATTAATGTATCTGAGCCTTATCCTAACAAGCCGTATTGTAATGCTCGTGTGTGCTATAAGCACTTAGGATTAGAAGAAGGTAAGACCAGCTCTGATACTATTAATCCGAAGGATGCTACAAATACGTATGAGGACTTTTACCCTTATTGGGTGCTTGATGCGGATAGACCGCAATCGGGCGTTTGTTTCTATGTGCTTTACTTCTTAGATTGCCTCTTTGCCCACTTAGGCGTCGAGTTTGATAATTCCGCCTTACGTGAGATAGGCGACCTAAACCGCCTGTGTTTCTTTACTACACATTGCAAGTACGATACTGCCCCAATACATGGTGTTGGTGATAAGCAATATATATGGAAATACAGCATCCTAAAAGATAAGAAAGGTAATACGCTTGAAACAACGCAGAAAGTATGCCTTGGTGCTTATCTTTCTAAGCAGTTAGAAGTAACTAGCATAACGGAATATTACCTGTTTTCAAACTCTCAAACAGAGATGCCCCTTGCCCCTGTAAGTAGTACTGAGTTACGTGGATGGACATCCTCTCCTCAAGGGGCTAGCGTAGAGAATCGTTATCTATGGTCAGTGCAACTTATATCATTCTCTGATGGAACATCAGCGGTAACCATCCCTTATTGGTTGGGTATAGAGAAAGATACGCCTATTATCTCGGTCGACCATTACTATGTGGCTTCCGACAATACGACCCTTGTTCCAACACAAGGATGGTCTACAAGTATCCCTGCTTTCGAGGCTGCAAAACCTTTCTTCCAGAATATGGATGATATGAATAAATGGTTAGAAAGTCGTGGCTGCGGTGGTAAGTTTACCTTTGAGGAAGAAAGCACTAAGGAGGTTCAGAGTTTCGATTATCAAGAGCAGTTCCTTGGCGGTCTAACGATAGCTAAGACGGTTGTTGTAGGGCAGGATAATATAGAATCGGTGAAGATTTCAGCAAAGGTATCCAGCAAGACAATAACGGGTAATGTTCTCGGTATGTATGCTAATAGCCAGAACTTCCCTGATGAGAGTGTGAGTACGATTATCAAGTCATTAGAGAATAGCTTTGGTATCAAGTTCTATTACGACTACGAGCGCAAGAAGGTGACGGCTTACATGCTTCGGAAGATCTTCCGTTCCCAGCAAGCCCCTATAGATTTTGCGGGTAAAGTCTATAAGATGCACAAGGTAAACGAGAAGATAACGGGTTTCCGTATGTGTTATTCTAAGGAGAGCGACACTAAGGAACAACGGCAAAACATCACAAAGGGTAAGAAGGACTATAACACGGACTATGATTATATAGAATATCCACGCCAACGTACCATTACTGATAAGGTATATAAGCAGATATACAAGAATCTTAGTTCCGCTGACTTAAACGTATATATTGACAAAACTACGGGTAATGCCTTCCGTGTGAAAGTCGACTCAGAGGCTTCGGATGCTAACTCGTTGCGTCCCGTTCTCTTCGAGGTTGGAACGTACAAAGGTGTAAGCCTTGGTGATTGTTCTAAACAGAATGAGGATTACGTAAAGGAGTTTGCTAGCAACTTCGAACCTATGGTCTTTAATGACGTGAACTATCGGAACGAACTTGCTCTTGCGGGCGGGCTTTCCATTACTGGTACGGATTCAGAAACGGGAAAGACGTATTCCGTTACGAACGTGAATAAGAATCGAGTCTCCCCTATCTTAGCTGCTTTCATCAACGAAGATATGGAGCATGAGTTTGTGTTACAGAAGATACGCAATCTCTTAGGCTCGTCATGGGCTGATTTCTATCTAACAGAGGAACTGCGCCTACGTGAGAGTTACGACCCCAGCAAGACGGAAGACGGCAACTCCCCTCTCCAAAGTAAGGACTGGGGACTGGCTATAGCTATTATGCGTGGTGGTGGTGTAGATGCGGACGTACAACGTTACGACTATGACTTTGATGGCTTTGGTAACAGCAAATGGCGCATGGTTGCAGGCGAGTATGCTCTTACGTCCGACTCTATCGATATGATGGGTAATGAGTACGATTATAACGGCACGCAGGAAGGCGTGGGCAATGAGGAACGTTTCTCACTCAAGATATGTGCGTACAAACAACCCGAGTGGGCTCCAGCCCCATTATGTGACCCTGACGTTAGGAATAAGGCGGGTAAGGTGGAGAAGAAGATACTTACCCGTGGGCTGTATGATACGTTCATGTCTGAGTACGCTCACTTCTTGCTCCATCGTAAGAAGTATATTATCCATTGTACAGCCACCGCTGCACAAATAGCCGACATACCCAATCATTGGCGGGAACGCTATCGTATCAATGGTGTTGTGGGGTATATAAACAAGGTATCGTATAACATCTCCGTTAAGGAGGGCATAAAGGATATAGAGATTGAATTTTACGCTTTATAAGATATGGAACAGAAGAATAACACACTCTTTGCGGATGTAGTCAACTGCTTACAATCCGTGTTGCGTCGATACGCAGATGATGATGTAACGATAGAAATGCATACGGACTTACGGCGTGACCTCGCCTTAGATAGTCTTGATTACTTCGATCTTATCGGTTTCGTTGAAACACGCTTTGAGGTTCATATTTCGGGTGAATCACTAAGGGGTATCACTCGTTTCGACGAGGTGTGTGCCGTACTCACGCAAGTTATAGAACAGCAACGGAATCATTTAAACAAAGGATAAACTATATGGCAACATCATTAGTTCTTAAATCGGGGTCACCGCTTATCGGTTCGCCTATCACGTATTCGGTTATCGCTGGTTCCTACACAGGCGTTATCTCCTTCCATAAGGTGTACATCGAGATAAAGGCTGCTATCAATGGTGATGACCATTGGACAACAACAACTGTCTCGCAATCTGTTGCCGAGGGGGAACAGGTGGAACTCGACATTTCTTCCGCGCTTCGTGCTGCTGCCGACCGCTATGAGTATGACGTTCATCCCCCACAGGCTTATCCTTTTGTGGCGTATTCGCTTGCTGCATATGACCAGTACATGCAGGATGGCGAGATACATACTTCGGCTAGGACAGAGAATCCTGGGGGGCGAGCTCTCATGGGTGCTTACTCTGACTTAGAACGCTTACTGAGCAATGGGAATAAGTTAGCGCAACACTTCACACGCAAACCCAAGACGGGTATGGAGGTGGTTGCTGTTGGTGAATCCTTTGTCTATCCTCAATCATTTGATAAGCCTGTCAGCCTTGGAAACGTAACGACGGGTCCAACCTCTGTTGAGATTGAGATAACGCAGGAGGGGGCACAAACGATTAACGGTAGACAGGTTTACGCTCGTCGTTCCGCCCCACAAGACCGCTACGAGATACGTTTCATTAACGGCTTAGGATGTATGGAAAGTGTTTCCTTACGCTCGTTACGCACGACGGAGGTTAATATAGAAAAGAACACTTACGTCCGCTCATTGCAAGAAACCTTTGGCGCATTCTCACGCAACCTTGTCACAAAAGAGAATGACCACGAAACATGGAGCCTATCCACTGGACCCATAAATAAAGAGTGGCAGTCATGGTATCTGCATGAGTTCTTAATGAGTACCACTGCTTGGATTAAAGTGGAGGGTCATTGGTTGCGCTGTCATATCATGCCGAACGAAACCATCTCGGGTTTAAACCGCACGGATAACGCCATACTGGAAGTTGTCTTTGAGGTGCAGTTCGATATGAATGGCTCGTTGTCGTCAGCTTTACTCGTATAATAAAATTTTTTATGTGACATAATTATCGTTAAGGACTGCTAGTGTGGGGGCTTTCTCCCGCTAGCGGTCTTTTTCTTTGTCCTATGTGTTTTTCGCCTTTTTCTTATCTTTGTCCTATAACATTAATGATGTTTTGAACGATGACAATAAACTCGTCTAGCAACTATTGGATAAGCCCAACGGCTCTCACCATAACGCTGAATGCGAATGGAGACAAGGATTATATACAAGCGAATGTCGCTGGTGGCGCAATGATCATGTGCTATATGCCAGGTATCGACGGGTTAGGCTTTGATAATGGTCATAACTATCAGCGGTGGCAGTTGGTGGCTAATCCCACTTACTTCAATTCCGAGACTGAGAAGTTTGTTTACGTGGCTATCCCCCGAACCCGTAAGGCGGATAACGATGTGGCATTGGTTGTGTTCCCATCTGAGAAGATAGATGTTTACGGCAAGAATACGGCGGAGGAACAATTAGGTCCTGCCGACTATTACTACATCTTTTTACAAGGTATCATTTCAGCCTCTGTTGTGAATGGTGAGGAGCATGAGCGTGTTTGGACGGCGCATATCGAGACAGGTACGTTATCGTCTGACGAAGCTCTCACGGCTGGAGGAGATAATACATGGTGGCGACTGAATATTGTTGATCAAACTGTATCGTTCCTCAAGGAGGTTCTTTCGGCTACGATTCGTGACCTCACATCAACGTTTGTGCGTGTAACGAATCTTGTGTTCCCATCTGGTACAATTACGGGTATAGCGAATAAGAACACGCCGCACGACTCGCAGATGGATATTGTTACACCCGAATTTCTCTTCGGTAATACGGATGCTCGTTTCGTACGTCGTGATATTGATGATAAGCTGAATAACCTCCTTACATTCTTACAAGGTATTCACTTTGGTGAGGACTTCCAGCAATCTTTAAGCGGGGCTGGTATCTATAAGGATGATAAGGGACAATGGCACATTGAGGGCGACATTCTGCACGCAAGACGTAAGTTGAGTGCCGAGGTGGTGGAGCTGATGAAGAGCTCACACATTAAAGGTAAGGTGATTAATTCCCCAGGCGGATTTGTCATCTCCCGTGTGGAACGCCACGCAGAGGAACACTTTTATCGTTGTTTCTTCCTCCAGAAGGATGCCGACGGCAGGCAAGTGAGTAACACGATGGGGCTTGATGACCTTGCCCTTTGTGAGACGTTCAACCTTGTGCGTGACGGCGGTGAAATGGCTAATCACTATTGGCACAGACGGGTGGTTGGTATTGGTAAAGACCACGTTGACATTGCGGATAACACGAACGCTACGGACTATGCTAGTGGTAGTGACATCCCCCAAGAGGGCGACGAGGTGGCGACATTGGGCAACTTCACGAATAAGGAGCGTCAGAGTGCTATCATTCAGTCGGCAGCAGGTACGGGCGCACCTTACTTGAAAATCTTGCGGGGTATCGACTCGTTTGTTCTACCAAGTCCCGTCTTCTTATTCGATAATGAACGCTTCGAGATTCGTATTGAGAACCCCCAGAACACGGGTCAGTACGTTCGTTTGGAGGATTATCTCGGGGGCTTGCAAGGCTCTTTGGATGCCGTCAGAACGCAGACGGACAAGCAACTTGTGATATGGTTTGGCGACGCTATTCCTAATGAAACGAACGCTCCAGCCAACACATGGACGGAGGCGGAAAAGGAGATGCACTTGCATGACATCTATTACAACCGCTCAGTGGCTCAGACGGGTGGCGGAAGGGCTTATTCGTGGGAAAAGGATGGCGATAATACGTACTCATGGCACGAGATAACGGATGCGGATGTTCTTAAATCATTAGAGGCGGCGAAGCAAGCTCAGACCACAGCGGACGGCAAATGCCGTGTGTTTGTGCGTGACACGCCTGTTCCGCCTTACGATAAGGGCGACCAGTGGGCAAAGGCTACACACGGCACAAATTACAAGGATGACCTATTGGTTTGCGTTCGTTCTAAGACGTCTAACGAGACTTTTGATATAGAGGATTGGGCTCCAGCACAGAAGTACACCACGGCTATGTTCGACGCTCAACTGAGGGTTGGAGATAAGAGCATTGACGCTTACGTGAGTGATTTGATGACAGGATTAGAGAGGGTTGGCTTCCACTTAGACGGGGAAAATAGTTTGATGAAACTTATAGCCGAGCGAGTGGGATTCTATGGTACGGATGGCAAAGAGTATATCAAGGTGGGGCGTGACAAACAGGGGATTCCTTACTTCATCTTTATGGATGAAGACGGCGTGACGCCTGCTTTCAACCTCGGATATAAAGGTTTGCAGGACATTATTAACGAGGCGGGAACGCAGCACTGGACACGTGTTATGATTTACGCCTCCCCCGATGGCAAGTTGGGACTCACACCAGGAACGACGATAGCAGCCGAGAATATATGGCGTGGAAAGGGTAAGCCAAAGACGGAGGATCACAGAATTGTCGACCCTGACGCTCTGAAGAAAATTGAGCCGGATGATGGATACGAGCAGGTTGTAGCCTATATGTATCACGCAGCTTATATCGTGCAGGAGAATGGTACACGTAAGTATGTTTACGGGGAATATGACAAGATGCTTTTCAACTCGTCGGATGTTCTTTCCATGTCGGACAGAAAGCCCACGGGCGAGCCATTGGCAAGTAAGAATGTAATATCTCCAGATGGCTTGTGGTATGTAGGTGATGGCGTTCCCGTAAACGCCTCGAGAACGGCTCGGGAATATCCGTTGTACTTTGTTAGACCTACGGAACAAGGAGGAAAAATCATAATACAACGCCGACTAAAACTCTCCAGTTCGTTATTCTTCGACACTAATAAGGAGTTGAGTGTGTTCGGGCAGATAGAAGGCGAAGAGGGGGCATACACTGATAAGATAAAAATGCCTGGTGTTCCACAAGAGTAAAATCAGAATGATGGCATTATATGGGCATAGCTTCGTCAAGTTGGAATTGTAGTTAAACATAAAACGAATGAAGTACATCAAGCTAAACATAACAGAGAGCCGAACACAAGGTAACCGTTTTACACAGGCTTCTGTCCGTAGCATCGAGGATGCGACTGGCGAGAACTTTGTGTCCGCCCATCCAAAGCTACTGCAAGATATAGTCTGCCATGCTCTATCATTGGCGCACGGCGTTCAGATTGAAGGCAACAACGGATTTACATACGTATTTCCTTTTAAATTATCATAGATATGACAAAGAACATAGAGCCTATATACATTGACCGAAAGGCAAGAGGCAATCAGCTCACCGCAGAGGAATTTAATAAGATTCCAGAAAAAGTGAATGAGCTTGTCAAAGCACAGAATGCCGAAGAGGAGCGTACCAAAGGGATTATAGCTAAGAACCGCCCCTCGCTCGGACAGCTCTCAAACGTAAGTGTGGAGGTGGATTCTCTTACGTCTGAAACCTGCGTACTCGTGTGGAATAGTGAAGAGTGGGTTCCAATGAAGTTATCTGAACTCCCTATTGGGCAAGGTGGCGGAGGGCAACAACAGACCATTCTCTATTACTTGCGTGCTATCAATCAATCTCCTTCTACGACACTATCAGCCTCTAAGTCGGCTGGTGAGTGCGCTATCAGATTTATGTTCGTGTCACGCACTAAGGATGTGGGGCAAACCGAATATGTAGATACTGGAGAATGGGGAACGTATGAAATCTTCGCCAAGGCTGGCGATGGCACATTCGTCAGTAAGGCTCGTGGTCGCTGTCAGTCGAATACCATTACCACGGTTGATGTGTTCAAGTTCCTCGAGAGTGGTCAGAATAACATCATGGTGAAGATTACAGGTGAGGTGACGGGGCAGACCTCTCCTGCCTTGGTCTACTCTATCACGCTGTCTGCGCTCTTCTTATCTATCTCCGAGTTCAACTGGTGGAAGGCTTATCAAGGCGACATCGTGCTGCCATGTTACATCAGCGGTAATATCAGTAAGACGCTTCATGTGAAGATTACAGGTGAGGGCTACGAGCAGACGTATGAGCGACAGTTCGGTACCGCAACTTATACCTCGTCACCAGTGGCTTATACCGTTCCATTTACGAATAAGACTGGTCTGTTCCATCTATCTGCTTGGCTGTCGAATGAAGACAACACTGTACAGACTACTCCTGTAGGTTATGACTTTATGGCAGTCGCTAATAACGAAGCTGTGAAGATGGTAGTTGTCAATAACAAGGCGGAGAAGCTGCTTAACTGGTACGAGAATAAAGTACTTGAGTATGCTGTGTATGACGGCAAGGCTGTAACGACACCGCTGTCTATCTTGATGAAGAAGGACAACGAGGTGTTGCAAGAAAATGTATCAGAGAACACGCTGACGCAAACCAAGATGCAATACACGCTTTCGCTTGAGGTCGAGACAATCGACAACTCTGACTTTACAGCGTTAATCGGATTCAGGACTCACCCAACAGACGAGGTGCGTTTGCGTGATGCAATTCCATTCCCTGTTGATAACTCGCAGGGTTACTCTGCTACAGCAGGAGCGGTGTTCTATCTGAATGCGAAGAACAGAAATAACACCGATACCGACCGCAATGTCCTCCGCAATCTCATCAACTCCGAGCATATCGGTGCTGAATGGCAGAGCGTAGCATTCTCTCGTGATGGCTGGATGACGGATGACGAAGGCGCACGCACATTGCGCTTGCTCGCTGGTTCTCGATTGACAATAGATTACAAGCCGTTCGCAAAGGAAGCAGCGCAATCGGGTAAGACCATCGAAATTGACTATCAGATTAATAATACATCTGATTACGATGCAGAGTGTATCTCTATCGCAATGCCTTATCAGAAGGGTTATATCGGTCTGAAGGTGAAGCCGTCTTCTATTATGTTCGCAACTCGCAGCGAGCGTAACGCTGACGTGCAGGCGATGAGTACTGACGATGGTGTGCGCATTCGCCTGGCACTCGTTATCTCGCCAAAGAAGTACACCTACGTCTTGAATGGTAATACGTACTACCTTAACCTTGTCTATCTCTACATTGACGGTGTCGAAGCTCGTAAGTTCGCTTACTTGCTTACAGATTCTATGCAGATAGGTTCAGGAGGCGGTATAGTCATTGGGTCGGATAAGGCTGACGTTGATTTGTATTCTATTCGTGTGTACGATAGCGCAATGGATGCTGCAAACGTACATCAGGATTATATCAATGCACTTGCAACTGTGGGTGAGAAGAGTGCTGAAAAATTAGATAACGACATCTACGACACGCTCGGCACCACGGTCGACTTTGACAAGGTGCGTGGCAAGGTCAATGTCTTTACTTTCGATAAGCCACTCCCAGCATACGAATACGGCAAGTCATATCGTCCAAAGGGTACGCTTGAGATATACCCTAAGGATGGCAATACGAACCTTAACCGCTTGACGATTACCAACCTTCAGCTGCAAGGTCAGGGTACATCATCAATGCTCTATTATCTATGGAATTGGAAAGCGAAAGTAGCTAAAGATACGACCATCGTGTATGAAGATGGACAGACAGCACAAAAGAAGTTTGAGCTGTTCAAGAACCTGCCGAAGATTTCCAAGCTGACAGCAAAGAAGAATATCGCTTCTTCAATGCAATATCACAAGATGGGGTCTGTAAATTCATTTACCGACCTATGGAAGGCAGTTGGCTTGACTAACGAGGGTATCGAACAGAACAGCGAAGCACGTGTATCTATATACCAAGAGACCTTCGTTGGATTTGAGAAACAGACAGCGGAGGACGGTACTGTTACATACAAGTTCGTCGGTTTGTTCACTGTTGGACCAGATAAAGGCGATGCAGCAACCTTCGGTTACGATAAAGACCTTTTCCCTGACCTCTTATCTATCGAAGGCTCTGATAACTCTCCACGCTTGACACTCTATCAAGTGCCATGGGACAAGCGACGTATCCGCTACAACACGGAGGAGGAAGCATATCAGTACCAAGTTTCTGAACTTTCGTGGGAGAACTGCTGGGACTTGGACTATGCTGACCTCCCAGCGGATGATAAGACAACAGCAGACAATGAGACTCGTCAGCGTGCAGAGCAGCTCGTAGAGTCGTATATCACAGCTTATAATATCATCTATTCGTGCAATACATTCATTGAGCCTTTTAACGGTACACTTGACGAGTTAAATGCTGATCCACACTCGACGCACATTGAGTATTGGATTGCGAAAGAAGGTGACCCTAATCAATACAACCTATACTATTACGATTCGCTTTACAAGAAGTTCTGCCCTTCAACACTCGATAGTGGTGTGTCGGTGGTTAATCTTCGTCAGCAGTTAGTCGGTGATAAGTACGGCTTAACTGAGACGATATTCAACTCGGTTAGTGATGCAACCCAACTCAATGAGTTATTCAAGGCAGCACGTATTCAGAAGCTCCGTGCTGAGCAGCCACAGGACTGGGACATAATGGACCTACTTTTTCATCAGCTATACGTAGAAACGACGGCAGCAACAGACAACTGCGCCAAGAATATATACCCTTACAACTTTAATGTGAAATAGATATGGCAAAGAGTAAATGGAAATTTCGTCAGGATGACCTTGATACAATTCTAACAATCATCAACCAAGGATTAATGAAGAAACCTTACTGGGTAGAGTTCCACGACACCTATGATGACGGTACACCAGTGTGGAATGGAGAGAAGTCCGTGCTGTGGAACCTGATGGAACAAGCGTACCCAGAAGAGCGTGCGCAAATGATGAGACGAATGATGTCTAAAATGGAGGAACTGGGAGGACTTCAAAAGGGTACGCATCAGCAGAAACTCTTTGCGTACTTCGAGAGGTATTACTTCTCAGTAATTGATAATTTCTCATCTATGCTCTATAATGAAGATGGCAAGCTATACGAGAAGATGAAGCTTCCCATGCTTCAAGGTACATATACTAATGATACCGACCCTCTGGGTCAGTCGCTTGGTGACGGAAAGTCGCCTGAAGTGGCGTGGGTAAAGAAGCGTATTCAGTACTTGATGTCTAAGTATTCCTTCGGTGACTATGATGCCAAGACTGCGGAAGGGGCTATCACCGTGCGTACCTCTGCACAGGCGGATGCAACGACTAACTCAATCGTTCTGAGATTAACACCTGCAATGAAGCTATACCCTACAATCGCATACGGTACCACAATCATGCGTGGTGCTCGCACAGATGCAGGTAAGCCTTGCGAGATTGTCGTAGATATTAACGGTACTTCTGATCAGCAGCTCTCTGTCAAGTCTGCAGACTACCTGCTCGATATAGGCGATTGGAGTTCGTATGTAATTAATGGTGCACTCTCTATCATAGGTAAGCGACTCAAGCGATTGAAACTCGGTGATGAGAACGAACAGAAGGTGAAGATACTCATAGCTTCGCTTACGCTCGGTAATACCACCTCGTTAGAGGAGATTGATGTGCAGAACATCTCTACTCTTGGAGGCTCACTCGATATGCGTGCTAACTACCGATTGCGTAAGTTCCTCGCTGGTGGTTCATCGCTCACCGAAGCACACTTTGCGGATGGTGGTGCGCTGGAAGAAGTCGACTACCCAGCTTCGACCTCATACGTCGAACTGAAAAACCTCGATAAGCTCACAAATGAAAAGTGTAACACCGAAGCGTGCGCTCCTAACGTTATGAGTTACTTTGTCAGTGGTTGCGACAACCTCCAGCCAGTGAAGAAACTCATCGACATCATGGATGCGCAGGTAGGACAAGTTCCTCACTCC